GTGGGGTTCGTACTCGCATCCCGGCGCTTGAGTTTAAGCGCATCAACCACGCTACCGGCGGTGATGGGACCCGTTTCAATTTGAACGGCCGCATTTGAGTGTGTCGTACCTATACCGACATTGGACGTTGCCAGATTGATTGAAATAATATTAGATTCTGTCCCGTCGGCATGGGCATTGCCCAAATGGAAGGATCCGTTATTCACCTGAATGAATGCGTTTTGAACATTATCCGTCTCGTCAAATCGCAGGGTGGGATGAACACCCTTGACTCGCGCGTCCCCGTCAACTTGTAGAGTACTCGTCGGTTGTGTGGTTCCTATACCCAGGTTATTTGTATCTGTGAGAACCATCATGGATGAACCCCCCGAACCTGGGTTAAATTTATTTGCGTGATGGGCACCACCCTTATACCACGCATAACCAGCACCGGATCTGTAGTATTGTGTATCTGTCTGCGTACCAATGGCATACGCGTCGTTATACAAATCAATCAATTGACGGTTTGTCGCACCGAATTTAACCTTTCCATTAACAAATATATTCCCATCGACATCCAACGTTTCTGCGGGCACGAGCGTACCTATACCTACATTACCATTTTTGGGCGCTAATAAAATATTGATATTTTCAGTGTTGTAATTATTTGAACCCTGAATAAAGAATGAACCACTCGGTCCAACCGACTGATCGACACCCAACCTGGCCGAAAGAGTGCCTATTTCATTTGAAATATGGAATTGTGAGTACTGATCGTAGGAAGGATCACCCGTTATCGTATAACCCTTATCCGCGGCAACCCCCATTCTCCCCGTAGAAGTTATGATATTACTCGTAACCAGGTTGGACAACGTATCACCCCATATTTTGTCTGTTGTTACATAGCTACCCGGGGGGACGACAAATTCCTTATCAACAAATATTTCGGTTATCGTACGATTATACCATACATTACCGAAAGTTGCGGTATTTGTGTTTCCCTGTCCCGTCGCATGGATTCTGGAATCGCGAATGAGAATGGCACACCCAGTCAGATCAGAGTTAGATCCACCACCCAGTCCATTTATATTATCGATTCTGATATAGCCCGGTGGGACTCTGGACACGACATCGAATTCAACGCAGTCATCTCCGTTCGTACCCGCCGTTCGGACATATGTATTTAAATTTCCGTCGTATGCCTTTGAAACTGGTTCGGTTCCTGGGTCACCATTTTGATGAGATGATCTGGCCGCACTAATTGTCATTAAACGTCCGCCGATGTCATAAATTTTAATTTCCTTGAAATGTATTTTTGTGTTTAAATTATCAGCTCTATCTACTCTCACCGTCCAAGTGAGTTCATCGTTATATACCCCAAGCCTGGAATCTGGTGTGAGTACGCCTATACCAACGTTAGACGTAGAGACTAGAGATGTTTTGGGATTTGCGAATTTTGTTGATATGGTGGTTACATTACCCAATTCTGATGTAACCGGGTTATTTGTTTCTGTTATTTGTTGTAACGAAATGTTGGATAACGTTCGTCCATCACCAAAATAGTGATAAGATTCGACGTTACCGTAGAGATGTATGTTCATCGTTTCACCGGTCGGTATGATGTCATTTTCTAATATGTGACTATCCGTGAATCCAATCGCAAACTCTTCTTGTTTAGAGGCTCCAGACCCCGTCGTTCTATAGACAACGGCCACATTTGATACTCCTGGGGTTGTGGGATACCCTCCTCGTCTATATAAAGAACCCAAATCATAACCAAGGGTACCAGTGTTGTTGTTACCGAACATCTGAAGCGGATTTTCAACGACTAACACCTCCGCATACACGAGTTGCGATCCCCCCACAACTTGAATATCACCAGTAATAGTAGTCTGACCAGTGACTGATAAGTTACCATTAATGCGCATGACATTACAATCGGCTGGTGCTATAGCGGAGTCATTAATAATTACATTAGACCCTATTGCCATCGTGTGATTAGGCGCAGAATTGGCAATTCCCACGTTTGAGGTTGTTATGAAACCCGTATCGACATTACTAAATTTCACACGAGGGACTATATCGAGAGATGTTTTTGCTACTTGATCAAAACTTATATTGGACAAAACACCACCATCGCCCAAATAGAGCGATGCCGTAACCGTATCAGATCCCCGCTCCTTGACTCGGTGATCCCGGGTGTTATAAGACATCACAACATTTTGTGCCACATCTGGTGTCGTCTCCTCTTCCAGTTTCCTGAGGTACACGTTCGTAAATACCCCTGTGTTACCAATGTTCGGCATTATTACTATAATAAAGCAATTTAATTTTTGAGGATGGTATATCTTAATTTAATTGAAACCGAATTAAATTAATATATGTGTTTAATGTCCTGTCTATAAATAATTACGGGAGTTCGTATATAATTATTTCCGCGCGAGCGGTACTGACGTTCCAATTTGCGCTGCTACTACAATCGGTATTGGTGAGATTTCTAATATTTAATTTTGCGCCACTTGTACCCTTATTTGTTATTGTCGGATACAAAGTAAGTTGTTCATCAGCAGTATTGGTTATGGTAACGGAAAATATGAGTTTTGCTGCGTCGGAGTATGTATGACCATATGTAAATGCGGTCTGACTGAATCTAGTGGTAGAACTTCCACCTATACTCACGGTGACCGCCCGTATAGATTTGAACGCAGATCCACCCGCTGATTCACCTATTGTCGTATTACCCTGAACTTCGAGACCCGTACCATTTTGGAGTTTGAGATCGGTCGATGTGAGGCGCGCACAAATATTCAAACTTCCGGCTTTTCGGATAGCAAATTCAAATAATCCCTTTTCGGCGTTTGTTGTAACATCGTTTGCCTTGGCGGTCATTTTTGCGTAAATTTTTGTATTCCCATTCGCATTCTTTCCGGAAAACTTTAATTGACCGAGGTAATCGTTATTAGCTGCGCTTGCGGAGTTTCTGTATAATGTAAATTCCGGACCTGCCGAACTCGATGTGTCTGTGCTCGTCATGGTAACGGCAGACCCGAGCGCACCCGCTGAGACATTAGATAATACACCACCGTCACCCTTGTAGAGACTTCCCGTACCAATTTCTACATTCCCCGTTGCTGTTAATGCCACGTTGGGGTTTGTAAATTGTATGGTATTGGACGTAACATTTCCTCTATTCGCTATATGAGATAGAGTATAAACCGCAGATACGGCCACGTTACCTAACGTGATCTTCTCTGTGGCTACATTTCCGTTGATTACGAGTACATTTGAACCAAATTCATCTATATACAAATTCGACCCCACAGCCAGGGAGTGATCAGGCGCCGAATTGGCTATACCAACATTTGCTGTGGTTATAAACCCGACATCTGTATTAGTGAATTGTATGGTATTAGATGTCACATTGCCCTGGTCTGTAATGGATTGTAATGTCGTCGCGATATTAGAGAGGAGTCCGCCATCACCATCGAACTGAGTCGCTTCTATGGTACCATCTCGAATGAACACATTCGTACCGATAGACAGTTGGTGTGTGGGAAGTGCGTTCGCAATACCCACATTCGATGCTGTTAAATTGCCGGTTATATCCGCATTCGATGAAACCACAAAGCCCGTTTTAGCGTTTGTAAATTGTATGGTATTGGACGTTACGTTACCCTGATCCGAAATAGACTGTAACGTAGTTGCTATATTAGACAGTAAGCCGCCATCACCATCGAACTGGGTCGCTTCTATGGTACCATCTCGAATGAACACATTTGTACCGATAGACAGTTGGTGTGTGGGAAGTGCGTTCGCGATACCAATATTCGACGCCGTCAAATTACCTGTTATATCCGCATTCGATGAAACTATGAAACCAGTTTTGGCGTTTGTAAATTGTATGGTATTAGACGTTACGTTACCCTGGTCTGAAATAGACTGTAAAGTCGTCGCGATATTGGACAGTAAGCCACCATCGCCATCGAACTGGGTCGCTTCTATGGTACCATCTCGAATGAACACATTTGTACCAATAGACAGTTGGTGCGTGGGAAGTGCGTTCGCAATACCCACATTCGACGCTGTCAAATTTCCTGTTATAATCGCATTCGATGAAACCACAAAGCCCGTTTTGGCGTTTGTAAATTGTATGGTATTGGACGTTACGTTACCCTGGTCAGATATGGACTGTAACGTAGTTGCTATATTGGAAAGTAATCCACCATCCCCGGAAAATTCTGTGGCACTCACTCTACCGTTGTCGGCAAAGATATTGTTACCTATGGACAACTGATGGGTAGGTTCTGTGTTCATGATACCGACATTTGACTCCGTGAATACCTTACCATACACATGTACATTCATGGTTTCGGCCGTAGGGACGATGTGTGGTGTAAGACCTGTGCTCTCGGTATATGCGATCACATACTTTCTTTCGTCTCCCATGTAGCCACTCACAACATTCGACCCCGCTCGTTTCATGATGTGACCAAAGTCGATGGTATCGGAACTAAATCCATTCCCTAAAAGAGTTATTGGATCTTTTACGATGACATTTTCGGAATTAATGACAGTGGTTTTTCCGTCATGTATTAAGTTCCCGGAAATAGACACATTTCCAGAAATATCAACATTTCCAGAAACAGTCAGGCTTTTTGATGTTGTAATATTACCATCCGTGACTATATTACCGGTTATGCTCGTGTCTTTGGCGACCGTTAAATTATACGCGGTCGATATATTCCCGGTGGTTTCCAAATTACCTGTAACGGTCGCATCTTTCGCGACCGTTAAATTGTAGTCGGTTCCTATATTAGCTGTAGTTGTCAAATTACCAGTGACAGCGGCGTCCTTTGCAACTGTTAAATTATACGCGGTCGATATATTCCCCGTTGTTTCTAAATTACCGGTAACGGCCGCATCTTTCGAGACCGTTAAGTTATAAGCGGTCGATACATTTCCGGTAGTGGTTAAATTACCAGTGATGGCGGCATCCTTTGCCACCGTTAAGTTGTAGTCGGTTCCTATATTAGCTGTAGCTGTCAAATTACCAGTGACGGTAGCGTCCTTTGTGACCGTTAAATTACCAGCGACGGAGGCATCCTTTGCCACCGTTAAGTTGTATGACCCGGTGATATTACCAGTGGTTTCCAAATTACCCGTAACGGCCGCATCTTTCGCGACAGTTAAATTATAAGAGGTTGATACATTTCCAGTGGTGATTAAATTGCCGGTGATAGCGGCATCCTTTGCCACCGTTAAATTGTATGCCCCTTCGATGTTACCCGTAGTTTCCAAATTACCCGTAATTTCTGTATCTTTTGCGACCGTTAAATTATACGCAGTCGATATATTACCCGTAGTGGCCAAATTCCCGGTGACCGTCGCGTCTTTCGATACTGTGAGGTTACTTGATGTTGTAATATTTCCATCTGTCACCAAATTTCCGGTAATGGTCGCTTCCTTTTCTACGGTCAGGTTATAGGCAGTCGATATATTACCAGTGGCGGTCAGATTACCTGTCACGGTTGCGTCTTTGGACACTGTCAGGTTACTGGATGTTGTAATGTTTCCACCCGTCGCCAAATTTCCTGTTATGGTTGCTTCTTTTGCCACCGTTAAATTGTAATCAGTCGATATATTGGCCGTGGTTGCCAAGTTTCCGGTGATAGCCGCATCTTTTGCTATCGTTAAATTGTAATCTCCTGTGATGTTGCCGGTTGTTTCTAAATTTCCGGTAATGGTCGCATCTTTCGCTACGGTTAAGTTATACGATGTTGTTATATTACCGTGGCTGAGCAAATTTCCTGCGACGGTCGAGTCTTTGTTCACCGTTAAGTTACCGAGCACGATGTGACCCATGCATGCCAAGTTTCCTGTAACGGTCGCGTTCCCCGAAATACGTGCGTCTTTTGCCACGGTTAAATTGCTCGACGTGGTGATATTTCCGGTCGTCGCAAGATTTCCCGATATATCCGTTTCTCGGGTAACGGTGAGATTATTTGAAACCGTGAGATTCCCGGTCGTGATTAGGTTTCCATATATGTTCGCATTTTTGTGAAGCGTGGTATGATACGACGTCGTTAAATTACCAGAAATGACGGTATTACCGAATATATCAACGTCCTTATTTGCGATGAGATTACTCGTCGTGACAGTGTTACCAGCTATATTCGCATCTTTACCAACCGTAAGATATTCGGTGGTAATTAAGTTACCACCAATTGTTAGATTTGATCCAATTTCTATTTCATCCGATACATTTAGAGTATTCGATGTGATTTTGTTTGTGATTATATTACCAGAAATCTCTGCGTTCCCCGACACAGTGAGATTACTAGAAGTCACGATATTTCCCGTGATAACGGCACCCCCGGCCACGGTTAAATTATTTGATGTTGTAATATTTCCGGTGACAACCGTATTACCCGTAATGGATACCTCTCTACCCACACTCACGTTTCCGAGTATATCCAAATTACTCGTAACGTCACCGGCTAGACTTAAATTTGATGAGATACTTACATTACCAATGACATCTAGTTCCCCGCTTATGAATGTATTACCCGTAACACCCAAGACATTCGAACCACTATCATCCACATATAAATTTGATCCTACATCGAGGGTATGTGTGGGTACGGACTTTAAAATACCAACTCTACTTTGATCATAAACAACAAACGTGTTTGTCTTATTTTCATTCATTAAAGAGAAAATTGTATCGGTATAGACAAATTTGAAATTTGAAAATGTAAAACCGAATCCGGTAGTTATAAGTGTAATCACATCACCTTTCATTAACTGTTTGGTAATCGAAACTGGGCCCATATTATCGTCATTCAGTAACTCGATTTGTGTTCCGTTTAATTTGACTTCGTATGTATTACCATACCCGGCATTACCGGACGTAACGGTTACTGTAAATATTCCCTTTGCGGGTGCAGTAATGGAGGCTGTATTGTCGGCGTAGTTTATCGTGTTCGTGATACCGTCAGTTTGCATCATTTTCCATTCATTGACCGAGAAATCACCATATACTCGCATGGACATTCCATTGGATGAATTATTACTGAACGCGATAACATTAGATTGTGCGGCGGTATCCGAATAACCAAACGATAACACATTACTATGTTCATCAAATACCATGGCGACGTTACTCGCCGCACCGGGTCGAGTGAGCGAAAGGCCTAAATCATTCACACCCAGTGTATTATCTGAACCTATTTCCAATATACTATCTTTGATTTTTAGGGTGTGCGCGTCTATTGTCGTGTTACCGGTGACTGTCAGATCCCCTCCTATAGAAACATTACCGGATCGCGTAACATAAAAGTTATCCCCGACATCTAATAAGTGAATTGGATTTGTATTTCCTACACCCACATTGGACGTTGTAACCAGACCCGTCACGTTATTTACTAATTTCATGGGATAGATCGAAACATTGGATGATACTAATACTTCATCCAGACCCGAAATAGAACCCGGACCAATATCCACGATTTCCTTCGTAGAATAGTTATATACAATTGTATTTGAACTTGTTCGCTGTCCTAAATCATACCGTAGTGGTGCTACGTAAAAGGAGTTTGCAGTAACCATGGGAAACATCTCTCCCGTCGCATTGAGTACGACGGTGTTTTCCGGCTGGTGATCTGCTGTCCATTTACCTAACCTGACCCTTTCTGAGCGGTCGATGGTATTGAGATTCTTCACCATTTAATATATGAACGTATTTTAATTTGCGTAAAGGATCCCTGCCATGCCGTTATTTATTCGTAAAATATTGTAATTTACGGCAAAAATATCATCATCTATATCTAAATTCTCGCTCCATAATTTGACTGAATTTAATCTACTAAAATTAAGTGTTCCTGTGGGTTGTAAGCTATGTGTTTTTAAGCAGAATGGGTACATGAAAAAGTCTGGAGTTGTGACATTTTCTGTGTGATAATACGCACTCACGTCAATGTAGTGTGGTTTCGCATATTTCATGACCCCTATATCGGTTCCATTTACACTCAGCTTTATTTTGTTACTTGGTGATGTAAGAGCCGAGGATAAAGTTGTATTTGTAGACGCAATATATTTGACTGGATGATTAAAATATAATTCCTGAATTTTCTCTCCAGATGCTATGTTTTGTTGTACTTGTTGAATTAAGATATTCTGGGGTTCAGATGCGAGTTTTACTCTTTCTTCCTCTTCGAGATAGTAAAAATTCGCATGACATTCCCATTCATAATCGGCCGCACTGGCTCCCCATTCCACGACAATTTCAACTTCATGATAGGATAAAGCACAAAGGGGTATCGCAGATTGTGGATTCTCACAATTGAAGAACCTGAACGGATAAAAATACGAACGGGTACTTCTACCGCCATGGGGTCCATTCGCACTTCGTGTCGTATTTGTGGCCATTGTATCTATGGCAATTTTTTCACAGAAGTCGGAACTTTGTTTGTCGATGACGTGCCCTCCGATTAAGAGGCTGGCACTTTTAATTAAAGATGTCCAATCCGGCGAATCCTTAGCTTCGCCGTTTTGTGAGATACATAAATATACATATCCCAATAAATCACCCGTTTTATCGAAACGGATTTTGGATGAAGATCCACTATTCACTGCCCCCTGTATGGTTTGTTCTTCGAGCGACTGTGAAAAGTTTGAATGTCTCTTGTAAGAAGATACGAAATAAGAGACTTCTGGGTTGCCTGTGATTTGTTCGTTTTGCGAACCCACAGCGGTCAATTGTACAATTCCAGAAGACATGTTATAATAACTAAAGTTTATTTTTTGACTAGAAGGGTTTCATATTTCTTTTCATACACGTAAATCTCATAACAAATACAGCATCCTGGACACTCGCCGGTGTACCATTTTGTTTATCTATATCAAAAGTTAAGCGATCGAGCTTGAGAATAGGTGTAATAAATTGTTGTTCGATGTCGTAATCATCTCGGAAAAAAACAGCCTTTTGACCGTTAGAACCACCGTGTAATTGATGCTGACACATGATAGTACCAAACACACTTTCGATGTTGGAACTTGCGGCAGCGAGGTCCGCCTTTGCCGTTTGGCTGAATGTGTTTCTGAGCTCATTTATCGTGATGTGTACACATCGTTGGGCATCACCATTCGTATTGAGGGAGGCCGCCATTAATTTTGCTTCCACCACATTTTCGAGGGGCTTGGGTAAGAATGCCACAAAGTTGGTATTGTTGCCATGGCTTAAATTATCCACAACCACCGTATGAGTTTCATATTCCGTATCGGGCAGTGTCATTGTCCTGTTATTATTATACACTTAGATTAAAAGCCCACCGATTCCATCCACGATTTCATATGTGGAACTATCCTCGACTGACTTTTGGTCACCACACACACCACCTGGTGTCAAGGTATCTCTGTTACCTCCTCGTCGGGTGTAGTATGCTGATTTTTTACCGGGACCGGGAATGCATGCAATATCATCTTCGAGGGCGTTTATCGTTTTGTCGCCGGCCGGCTTAACGAGGATCGGTCTTGGTGAATAAGAATCTCTTTTTCGATTTGTAATATATAAGACTATCATCAATGATACTAATCCAACAATGACCGCAATTCTAACTCGCTCTGGGGTATCCATATATAATGACTCGATATTATATTTTATCATAAAGTGCGTTAAAGATAATTTAATACTTTCAAGTTAAAGAGTAGATGGACGAAGAGATAACACTCGATCGTGGAAATGCTACTGTAATGAAATTGGATGATGATGAACAGGCCATCATGGATGAGATTCAGATTTCGGCTCCGAGAATTCAAAAACCCAAGAGACCACAAAATTTCAGACAACCGGGGAATGTCCCTTCCTCGGCTCACCAGGAAGCGCTCGACGCTTTTGCCAATCCAAATAAACAAACCGAAATGCCACGAGCACAAGAAGAGGAGATCGATTATGGTGAAGATCCTATATTCATGGGAGACGATGACGCATACGGAGGAGGGGGAGGGGGTGGTGACTACGGTGTCCAGGAACAAGAAGAGCGTCCATCTCCGAATTTTGCGACCGTAGATGACGAGAAGGCCGATCTCATGAACAAGATTGCTAGATTAGAGAAAAAGGGATTTTCGGTAAATAAACGTCTCACGGCGTATTCGCCCGTAGATGAACTCCGCGCCGAGGTGAAGCGGGTAATGTATTCTATTGAGGTGGATCAATCGGTTCGCTTTTCCAAGCGTATGTTGATTGCGTGTGTCACGGGTCTCGAATTCCTTAACAAACGATACAATCCGTTCGATCTTCAACTCGAAGGTTGGAGCGAATCAGTGATGGAAAACCAGGACGATTATGATACCGTTTTCGAGGAATTGTACGTTAAGTATCGAACGAAGATGCACGTCGCTCCGGAAGTCAAGCTGATACTCATGCTTGGTGGATCCGCCATGATGTTCCACTTGACTTCTACAATGATGAAATCCTTACCAAATATGGGCGATGTTTTGAAACAAAATCCAGAGATGATGAAAAACATGATGCAAGCGGCACAGAATATGGGGAAGGCGCAAACATCGGCGCCGCCGGCTACACAAAGCCCGGAGATTAACGATACCTCGTCGGGTGGTCAATACGAAATGCAGGGACCGGGCATCGATCTCGGAAGCCTGATGAGTGGTATGGTTGGTCCGCCGTTACCGGTTAATACCAGTCCCATGGAAGCCGCGAATGAGACCACCACCACGACGACCAAGATTCCTGTCGCGGAAGATGATATCTCCGATATCGTCTCCATCTCAGGAGAATCGACGGGCGGTGAAGTCAAGGAAGTTGCTGTTTCGGCACCGACCAAGAAGCGAGTTCGAAGAAAAAAGAAAACCGAAATTAATCTCTAAACCTAAAGTATGATAGGGTACGCTTTCATTGAGGAAGAGGAACCATCGACACCAGAACAAGTCGAACAAGTGTCTAAACCTGTCAACCAATCTGACCCAAAAGGTTTAGAAGATACTGAATGTAATCATTTGGTACTATTCTTTATTTTAGGCGTTGCGTTGTTAGCTGCAACAGATAGGTTGCACTAAGCACTACTTAAAATAAGATGTTAATTTCACTTTTTAGGAAGTTGCGATAATTTAAACAATCTGTATGCCAAATTTATTGGACATAAACCGTTTGACACCTACAATATTTGGAAAACTCCAGAGATACCAACGTGACCAAAAACCGGCCCCGTTGATACCGCTCATTTTCCAATCCTCTGTATCACTCCTATTGACGTTTAACATTAGGTTCTGAATTCTATTGGGATCACTCTCCTCTATGGTGCGTTTGGGTATTTGACCACCGTGACGAGATACGTAAGATCTCATTCGAGAAGGTGTTTTGTGTTTTGTGTAGTCTGAATAACCTTTCGCACCAAAATCAACAGTTTTACCGTCTTCTAAGATCGCCCTGAATTTCTTTTTAGAATTGGGGCTGCGAACAATCCTGACGCGCATACTTATATTCTGTAAAGATAATTTAATTCGCAAATAAAACTCCCGCCATACCCTTATCTATGCGTAATATATTATAATTTACGGCATAAATCGTAATTTCCTCCGTCTCCGCGCGCTCATAACCCTTTTTCACGTTCCTCAATATGATTTTTGCGTTATCGAGTCGGCTAAAATTGCATGTCCCTGTTGGTTTATAACTGGACGCGTCTAGACAGAAGTGGTAGGCGAAATACCTTGTGTAAAATGGACAATCTTTATCTTCGTCATATTGGATAATTCCAAATTTTGTATGATTATAATTCTGAACGATATGGAAATATAACGGACTCATATTCTCTAATAACGGAGTTCCGTTTATTTGAATATCGGCGGATTTAAATGATAAAAAGTCCTTTTCAACGACGGCCTGTTTTGTCGTAAAACCGAAAAACAACGATTTTACGGGATGATTTAACTGTGAGATATCGATGTCATTATATCCATTTGTGGATGTTACATATGTATTAGAGGCTAGGTTTGATATGTTGTATTCGGCCAATTTTTGGTCGACCACCAATTGTTGTGCATTTATTGCCGTGTTATTTGGTGGGTCAGCGGTTTGTAATGATTGTAATAACGTATTGGCCTCGTTGTATTCATTTTGTGCTTCTGTCGCCCTTTCCTCATAATATTCAGTGTCATCACAATCGAGTGTCTTTTTAATTTGTTGACACTGGGTGATAATAATGTCCATTTTCTTGTTCGTGAAACGTTTTCTTTCCTCGGCGTCGAGATAAACATAGTTGCCGTAGCACCGAATATTTTGAGCACTTGCTCCCGGGGCAAAGTCTATTTTGATCTCAACTTGGTGAAATTGTAATGCCACGAGGGGAATGAATGATTGATTATCACCGAAAAAGTAATGAAGCGATAAAAAGTTAGGATTTGTTGTCGAACATTTATTGTTAATTTCCTGTGATTTCGTGTATGTATCTGCGAGGTAGTTTTGCCATATGTCACTACTATAGTCAAAATCATATGAATCAACCTTCTGGCCTCCTATGTAAAGGGAAAACTTAGCCCCGAAGAACGAATTCAATAGATCCACCCCCTCGAACCACACTGCGTTTAACAAATCTCCATAAACTGGTATTATAATAGAAACGTCTTCAGTAGATATCTCTTTTATAAGCTTTGGGGCTTGTGAAAAATTGGTATGTCGTTGATATTTTAAGTTAAAAAAACTCATACCTTCTGAAGTTGTTAAATACACATCTTGTGCACCTTTGCTTACTAACTCAACCAGAGCACCGGACATCGGTATATATTTATAATGCACATTATAAAAACAGACACTTTCCCTGAGTGAATGTGGAGGACGTTTCCGCATCATTGGGTTTATTTAGATTTGTGGGCAAATTGAACCCTCCCTGTCTATACACTTTTAATCGTTTGAAGTACATGGCACTTAGAATCGACCAAGTATCATGAATATCATAAATATGGGGGTTGTTTTTCTTCCCTGCTGTCTCTCTCATTATTCTACCTATACTTTGTGTAATATCAGATTTTGGTGTTGCCAGTATGACTGTATCGAGTGTTGGTATATCTAAACCTTCATGTGCTTGACTGAATGTGGCGAATATAATCTTCTTTTTGCTGGATTCCTGGAGGTCCTTTTCCTTCATGCCTCCCATGTAAAGTCCCGAATTCTTAGGAAAGCACTGATGTAACATCTGACAATGGAGTCGTCTCTCACTGAGAACCAGCAACTGTCTCGTACCGGATGACGCCTTTTTAATGAGTTCAACTAACATGACGTTCCTTTCTCGGTCTTCGGTTAGGTTTGTTACCATCGTGGGAAGGGACAATTTACCAAAGCGGGTACACGGTGGAGGATTTTCATAATACGGCGATTTATATACGATCGGGAATACATCCACTTGATCTTGATTTTTCCTCTCTATGGAAACGATAGTCGGACCCATGAACCAATTCAAAACCTTCGTGAGACCATCCTTTCGATTTGGAGTGGCAGAAAGTCCGAAAATGTGTTTGGGACACAGTTTGAATAACGATTGCGAAAAGGTTCTGGCACATATATGATGAGCTTCATCTACTATCAATGTACCGATACTCTCAAAGTCTTTAAAACTATATTCTCTTTGTGTCAGGGATTGTAACATAGCGATGACGAAATCGTATCCTTCTACTTGTATCTTATCTTGTTGTACTATGCCCACCGACGAACCCGGACAAAATTGATGTATTCTTTCTCTCCACTGATCCGCCAGAAACTGCTTATGAACTATGATCATTGTTCTGTATCCCAATTTACTCGCAATAGCTAACGAAACGGTGGTCTTGCCATACCCACAGGGAAGGGAGATGATACCTGAGCCTCTTTCAACAGCCCTATTACAGCTCTCAACCTGATGGGTTTCATTTCGAAGTTTTCCGCTAAAAACGATAGAAGCCCTGGCCGGTTTCGGTCGTCTGTCTTCTTCTGGAGCTCCCAGTTTATCAGTTCCGTAGAATCTGGGAACGCACACTCCATTCTTAGCTGGTTTAAAAACTTTAAAAGGTGGCGGGGGGAATCCGTATTCATTGTTACACAAAGGTCTTACTGTTAATTCCCTTTTTATTTCCTGGAGTCGATCGCCGGTGATATAACCCGTGCGTGTTAAAACCCCCATCGCGTTATTAGTTTAAAGAATAAAAACTTTATGTATAATATAACATAACATGCCGATTCTCAACGTCGAGGAGAACATTAAGAAGATGACCGAAGCCATTAATAACATGACACAGGAGGTTCTCCGATTGGAAGGTGCCTTGCGAGTTTTCCAAGGATTTAAGGAAGGTGGTCTCGAGGAAGTCGAAATTCCGAATGTTCCGGAAGGTGCTACTCCGGTGAATGACGACGGTGTCCCGCCGACCATTCCCGAAGAATCGGAGGAAGAAGTTACTGAAACGAATTAATTGAATCCGCCACCCAAGAATATCCCGAATGATTTCCAACATTCCACACCCCCTTAAATGATATATCAACTTCTATTTCATCATTCGTTACAAGAGATTGTACAGGTTTTGAACCTATAACCTTACACATGACCCTCCTATAACGAAATGGTATCTTTATGGTTAAAATCTTCCCATCTAGGGGATTGTCTACGATAGAATTATTCAATCTATGGATATTTTTGTCATGCATACGTTGAATAATTTCGGACGTGGTTCTAGACAATAGAATTCTCATGTACTTTTTATCGTTATGTTCATACATCGGTTGATGAACGTGACACAAGAACTTCATTGTTTTCTATTCTTACGTATTCCGTAAGCTATAAGTATTATTAATGTGAAAAGTAAGACGTGTGACAATTTTAATGGTTTGAGCGCTTTACGCGTCCCAAACGTTTGGTGACAAAATGTTCTTCCCACTTCGGTTCCACCTTCTATACTAGAGTACGGAGTATCTCTCGGAGACATTAATCCACACAGCGCAACCTTTTTACATTTCCCAAAATATGGAACTTGTCCATGAACGCTCAAAACACCCGACGATTGATTGATTCTCCACTTTTCACCAGTCCATGTGGATCCCCAACTGAATCGCATATTTTTAGGTTTAGGGACGCCAACCTTTTTGAGTTGCTTCCATACTTCCTTTAAAAATGTATCCGGGTCTGTTTTTAATATTTCCTCGGTGAGCGTTACCATTGTACAAGATATAGTTTTACCGTCGGATAACACTACCGGGTAAAGTTTCCACGGAGTATGCATCGAGATATATAAATCGTCTTCTATCTTTATGGGTTGATCGTAATCCAGTAACACATTTATGGCACCATACGCACTTTCGCTAATTTGTTTTACTGCCGTAGCTCCCCAATTATCTCCTATTAATTTGACAGCGGGTTCGTGATCTATACACATGACCAACATACCATCAGATATTTCCGTACCGTCACTAAACGCCCCTATGTATGAATCGTCACCATATTCAACTGTTTCGAGTGTTTTGTTAAATTCAAATTTCGCACCCTTTTCTATTAATGCTTTTTTCATAGCTTGACCCATAACTAAACCAGATACACGTTGTGTGTATTGTTTGGAAAGACTCACATGATCAAAACTACCCATGAGGCCAAAAACCGACATCGTATCCCATCCAACGCCATCAATTTGATGTGTCATCGCACGAAGAACCCTCTTTCCAGATTTGGACATGCGATTTTTTGTGGCGTCCTCGAGAGATATCTTCTTATATCTATCCGGATTGATCATGGCCTTGAGATAGAGATCTCCGAGAATCACGTAATCTTTCAAACGCATATTCTGTAGGATAAATGAATAATCGTAATAATTTCGAACGAATAATGTGTCCCAATTTATACCCATCTCCTTGAGAGAGCTTTTAAAATTAACATACGATCCAAATGCTAATTTATGAGAATGCAAATCCCTGTACTCCGTACTCGGTTCCCACCACGAACCACCCGCATCTACCTTCTTGTCATAAATTACCACTTCGTGTTTTGTAAAGTTGAGAAGTTCCCACGCAACCGACATACCCGACGGACCGGATCCTATCACGTGAATTCTCATTCTAATGTATAGTTATATTTTATTTTAGATGAACCCCGTCTTCTTGCGCTCTTCTGGGGTCTTAAAAGTATACAAGATACCTAAGAATATTAAGACCGAAACCAACGCAACTTCGATGTCCTGACTGGCGGTGAGCGCAATCATCATGAGGGAGACGAAACGGAACGTCTGACTGTCAAATAATTTTTGGACGTTCTTGGGAATGGTGATCGCGTTACCGGAGAAAAGACCTTGGTAAAGCACCAACAGAGTGAAAACCAACGGGATTCTGAGACCACGTTCAAGCGGCTTGGACACTGGACCGAGGAAGTTCTTGGGGATAATCATTTTACTATGTGGAAATATTTTATTTTAAATAAAAACCTATTCATACTATAGGTATGGTTATACAATCGGGTAGTTTGAAAATTCCCTCCCTGCCAGTTTTAGCACGAAAACCGTCAAAACAGAAAATAAAGACCTGGAAATTTGCCGGTAGATACTTGTGGAAATCTAAAACAGTTAAAGATCAGGGAGAACTGGGTAGATGGACGTGTAATGAGCTTATTAAGCTGGGACCCACATTTGTAAAATTGGGTCAGATTGCTAGTTCCCGTGGTGATTTATTTCAACCGGAATTTACACGGGAATTAGAATCCTTACAGGACGCAGTTCCGGCCATGCCGGTAGAAGGATTGGTAGATATGAGCGATTTTGAAGATTTTGATTTAAAACCATATAAATCGGCGAGTATAGGTCAAGTACACAAAGCCACGTTAAAAAACGGAAAAGATGTAGTTGTTAAGATTAAAAGACCTAACATATACGAAATACTCAAAACGGATACAGATAATGTATTAGAAATTGTTAGTTTTTTGGAGTGGGTCGGCATAGATACCGGAACGGGTACTGGCATTGCTTTAGAAGAGTCTGTAAATTATTTATTAGGAGAGGCGGATTATATACAAGAGATAGATAACGCTATAACATTTAGAAAGGGGATGAAAGGTGTATCTTGGATTAAAGTTCCCAGAGTGTATAAAAAGTTGTCAAACCAAGATAGAATTGTAATGGAGTATGTAGAATCAACTAAAGTAACTGAACTGACGAATAAGAAGATCAATAAAAAGAAGGTATGTGAAGCCATAATAAATTCATACCTGATTCAAACCATGGATAAGGGATTCTTTCATGGGGATCCGCATCCCGGAAATTTGGGTATTTCCGAGAAGACCGGGGAGCTAGTCTTTTACGATTTTGGTCTCCTGATATACATATCCGAGAGACTTCGCGAGGGTTTTACGAATATACTTGTACATATAATAAATAAGGATACCACAGCCATAGTAAATGAATTAGTCGAGATGGGTGTAATCGTCCCCACATCTTCTGAATTATCAGATATTGCGTCGTTTTTCCGTTCTATACTAAATTATCTCGAAACTTTGGATGGTGGCGTGATCGTAAATGATGATTTTGCCTCTCAACTAGCGGAAGAAAAGCCATTTACTGTTCCATCTAGTTTTATATACTTAGCTAAAAGTTTTGGTATAATAGAAGGTATATGTAAAGAATTGGATCCCGATTTCAATTATTTTACGTATCTTGAACCTATGATACAGTCAGAAATAGAGGATGCGTTATCTCTAGGTGAAATGATTACATCTACCACAGAAATGCCAAGCAGAGTGAGAGATATAAGTACGGCCGTGTTAGGATTAGAAAAATCTCGAGCACAGATGAAGCGCATGATGAATAAAACGGGCAGAGAGGTTAGATTTGCGCAATATAGTATATTAGTGTCTATTCTTGCCGCACAAACTGAACACACCCCACTGACGATCTTGTGCGTGGCCACGTCTATATGGCTTACTATGTCGTCACAAAAGTGATATTATTTTTACATATTGGAAAACAACATGGGAAAATAATGACGGTTTAATTTACTTTTCAAAGACATCTATGGTTTCAACAGCCTTAGATTTCTTTGTTTTCGGTTTAGATTTAGATTTTTCGGTTTGGAAGAATTTTTTGTGGTCGTCAAATATTTGTCTAGACCGACGTTGTTCTTCCCGTGCGACTTCTCGCATTTTCTCTTGGATATTGGTGATATCCGTTTGTTTTTTCATTTTTTGACCAAACTTCTTGAATCTCTTTTGAGTAGAGCCCAAAGTCCCACTCGCTGACGACGCAACAATCGATAACATTTTGTAGGTTAACTTGTGACAACATTATTTTTCTCGTCATGTTTTTTCATATTCACCTTCTGTCGTCAGCTTTTCAAATAGGTTTAATTTTTTTAGCTTTTCTTCAAATTCCCGTCTTTCGCCGGGTGACGTCAGTGTCCCACCATTTCGGATAGCTTCTATCTCGGGGCCGGTGAGCTGGATCGCATTGATTCTGAAATCCATAAACGCTTCCATCGTTATGGGTACAAGGTCTTTCACTAGGTCATAAATAGCATTGGCATATTCACGAATCTCCTGCTGCGCACCCGGTTCCATCCTGAGATGAAGATAATGTAATAAATTGTGAAGATTGATTTTCCAATAGAATTCGGTATATGTAGATTGGGGTAAGTTTCCTCTAGATTGTTCCCTACAACATCCGGATTCTAGAAGTTCTTCATATACGTCAAATGAATTTCCCAAATGTTTATTCATTTTTTGGATGAGTTCTTCCGGTACATCAACCTCTCCTTCCGATCCCTGTCTATTTACTACCGATTGCGCTCTCATAACGTCCGGTTCGTAGTAGTCCCGAGGAACAACGGAGTACCGCGCAGATAATTCATTTATACTGGCAGTTCTGTGTCGCATGTGTTGTCGTGCGATGTAGATCGGCATTTTGATATGAAATTTGAAATCGACCATCTCGAAGGGGGTTGTGTGCCAGTGTCTAAGGAGATATCGAATAAGTCCTCGGTTTCCTCGAGATGTCTTTGTTCCATCTCCATAAGAGACGCGTGCCGCTTGAACGATCGAGGTATCCAAATCTTCCCGAGGCATGTGGTCAACGAGGCGTACAAATCCCCAATCCAAGACTTTTCTGAAGTTGTCATCGTCTTGCATATTTCTTCTATATTTTCTACATGACTTAAATCTTTAATGCTGTATAAAGATTTCATACCCGTTTGTATTAATAATGTCGGAAACTTGGATCACTCGTCCAGGTTTCGTGCGAGCATATCGTAGATCTTCGTGGAATAATGGGAGGTTCAAACATCCACGAACAAAACGGATTCCCAAATATAAGATCACGATAGAATCACCCGAGGGTATTGAATCGTTTGATATTGACGGTGGGGCGCCGATCCTAGATAATCTAGAGGATCAGGGGTTCAATGTTCCGTATTTGTGTAGAGTTGGTATGTGTGGAACATGTGTATCAAAAATGGAACAGGGGAGAATTGAACAGAGAACGTCGGGTATTTTGAGTAAATCGGAGCGTCTCGAGGGTTACATGCTTCCGTGTATTTCTCACGCAACCGGTGATTGCTGGATTAAGACACACGATGTCGGCAAATTTTCATTTAATAGTGGTGAATACGATTTCATCACATATCCCTCTCCTCCGGATGATTCAGATTCTTATTAAGATTTTATTCCATGTCCCGTTTTAGTTCATCTATATTTTTATAATATCTATGCAGATCTTTCATAAATCTTTTATTTTTTTCTAGTACCTCTACATCCAATTTATTTTTTAGTATGTAAGCTAAATTTGATTTAGAATATTTGGAATTCTTTTGATTTTCGTTTGGTTTTCTCGGGATAACTTTTGTTACTTTTTTCTTCTTCGACGTACTCGTAGGTTCGACTCTATTTACAAAACTCAATGCTTGCATGATCGTGTCGGCCAAATCATCCTTTTTCTTTGAATTATCAAAAATTTCTACCCAGTGTTTATTTACGTCATCTCGCGTTATAAAAGCCCGACATCGTTCGATCGATACTTTCTTGCGTCGAAGATATTGAGACCTACCCGGACCGGCAACGTCTGGTATTTTATGACGAGCATCGTATATTATAGTCTCGGCGGTAGGATGTTTAATGATGAAATATGCGTGTAAAAAATGCATAACCGAGACCATCTTCTTATTCCGATCCGGCTGTTTTTCTATTAGTACTATTTTGGGTTCGAGAACCCATGGTCTTTCGTCTAGATGTTTTCTTAAAGAAACATAGACACCATCTGAATGTTGTGGTGGGATACCGGATACGTCCCATTTAACAATTAAGTTTGATGTTTCATTAAGCATACACATAGCTAAATTTCTAATCCCGACATCAATGGAGAGAATCATTACATAAATATGTCTTTATCTCTTTAATATACGGCGGGAGGGGGTGCGCGAGGTCGGCCTTTAGGCATGAACTTCATAACGACACTCAATATAATGAGGACGAGTATGATCATGAATGGAATTTTAATTTTTTTCCATATGGGCCCGAGTATTTTACCCGCGACATTCATACCGGATTTTGCGACTCTACCCGCGACATTTGTCGCCTTATTGACTACACTTTTCGCCGCATTTCCGACCGTACCGAGATCAAGTTTCGTGATTTCTTCACATTTCGATATACAATGGGATTCACACCTACCTCCACCGATATCCTTGGAACACACGGGCTGGTCGGCGACCGCACCGGCCGCCTTCACTTCTTCGAGTGTTTTGTATTGGAGTTCTGTCGATTTTATCTTCTTTTGGTCAAAGGCGTCCCAGTTTTTGGGGAGGCATATACTCGCACACTCCTTGACCTTTTTATCTCTCTCTTTGTATTTCTTATCTAAGAACAAAGCGCCCCCACCTATAGCCCCCGCGAGTGCTGCGTATTTGAGAAGTTTTTTGTTCCTTCTGGCAAATTTGGCACCTTTCTTGGCACCTTTCTTGGCGAGCTTGGCACCTTTCTTGGCACCTTTCTTGGCGAGCTTGGCACCTTTCTTGGCACCTTTCTTGGCGAGTCTTGCGGCCTTGCGTGCGGCTATCCTCGCCTTTCGCATTTTTCGTAACCTCTTGAGTTTCTTTAGTCTATCCGCCGAACCCGCCGATCTCTTGAATTTTCTGCCGGCACCCCCCACCTTGCGAAACTTTTTACCGAATTTCCCCACCTTTTTAAATTTCCCAGCAAATTTTGCACCCATTTTAAATTTTTTGCCGGCAAGTGCGAGCTTTCTACCCGCGCTTCCAAGTTTTCGAACTTTTCTACCCGCACTTCCCATCCTTCTCATCGCACGAGCCGCTCCCCTGTAGTGTTCGACCTGGTAATCTTCGGTACCATACGGCCGGTAATATTCTGTTCCGTCATTATATTCCTCGATACCCGAGTATATGTCGGTCATATTATAATAGCCTGAGATTTTATTAATTGACCGGTATTAAATTATCTTCCCAATCCCAGAATGTATATTCTCCCACTGGGATGGTGTGATCGGATGTGATGAGGCATGTCAATTCATCATCGATTTCATCGGTCTTTGTGGCTTTCGGGAAATCTTTGACCTCGCAATATTTGTTTTTATTCTTGATATAGTGAGATCCCGTAACACGTATCTTCTCTTGTAGATCTTCACTATAGATCTCATAATAAGGATCTGCCTTTCTTCCCCGGATTTTCATGGTCGCCGTGACGACGGCGCCATTACTCAACACGTCATCCAATTTGATATCTTTCATCTTAACGATGGTACCATTCTTGAGTTTGATTGGAGTATCCGGAGAAAAGCAGAATACACTCTTGAATGCACCCCCTACCGCATTTGCTGCTTTTTTCGCCGCATTTGCTGCTTTCTTAGCCGCCCGTCCCGCCGCCTTTGCCGCTTTTTTGGCACCCTCTGCCGCTTTTTTGGCCGCTCTCTGTGCTCCTCTCGCCGCTTTCTTCGCCGCATTCGCCGCCGCATTCGCCGCCGCATTCGCCGCCGCTTTCGCTGCCCTCGCCGCCCCCCTTGCGGCTTTCGCCGCTGCTTTTTGTGCGTTTCTAGCTGCCGCTTTTGCCGCCCGGGACGCCAAGCGCGCCGCCGCCTTCGCCGCTTTTTGGGCCCCCTCCGCCGCTTTTCTGGCCGCTTTACTTGCCGCTTTAGCCGCGACCTTTGCGCCCGCCGCTGCGGCCTTCGCCGCTTGTTTGGCCGCCTTTGCTGCCGCTTTTACTGCTTTTTTGGCGTATTTAGCTGGTGGAAGACCTAAACCGAACGGATCGAGCACTTGATCCAACGCGGCGTTCAACATCTTTTTCGGATTTCCCGATAACATGTCCTTTGCGCGATTTTTTAATTTGTTTGACGCCTTGATAGCACCGCGGGTCACGGTTGTACCGAAAATCATTTCGGCAATTTTTTGTCCCTTACGTAATTTACAGTCCGTGAGTCTCCCCCCGACGTGTTTCAATCCCATTTTACTACACCACGAATTGGTGTATATACAAGTACCCGTATCGTGATTGAAGCGAACACCATGGTTATATGGATGTACTCTCTGTCCCGTTTTACTCGATTTTCTCGATTTTTCACAATTCGCGACCAATTGTCCGTAGTATCCACCAAGCATTACTTTTTGGGGAAGTTCTCGGTCGATCATGACGGGCTTTTTGGCAAATTCTTTAGGATTGGCGCGTCTGAGCGCGGCCTGGTTCGTTTCTCTGTAATGTTTTGTATATATGGCCACCATGGGCTGATTGTAGTCTTTTGGTAATTCTTTTGGTTTAAGAGCGTCAAAGTACTGGAAGAATTCATTACGTTTAGAATCGTTCCATTTTTTCATACCGACCTCAGATAACGAGACACCGACCGTCCCGGGTTTAGACATACTGGGGTACATTTGTATTTCGTTTGCCCTAGATCCCAGAGCCGCTTTCATTTTGTCGAAGATGAATTGATCCCGTTTCTTATATTTTGCCTTTGAGACGGAATCATAAACTTTGCCGAATACGTCTCCTGCTTCTTTTGGCATTTCAAAATCCTTACCCGGAATTGGTTCTCCTTTTTCATCGAGTGTTGCTGCGAATGCGTTACCCACCGCTTCAAAGGCGACTTGACGTTTTTTGGATTCTGCTACCGATTCGCCCGGTAATTGACCATCCAGACCCATGGCATCCATCACGTCTTCCATGAAGTGTTCTACCATCATGCCATTAACCTGTCCATATTCTTTGGGGAAAGCCTCCCCGACGGGGAATAATTGTGGATAATCCATACCCGCTTCGCGCATACCCTTCTCAACCATATATTCGATACTGTCACGCGTCGCCGTGTTTGTCGTGTTATGTGTGAATGAAGCATAACCACCGAGATCCATGATATCGACCGCCATACTCAACATATCAAATAACATCATCGCCGCACCGACCGGACCCGCTGATCCATACGCGGCCCATTTTGCCGCCGATGCCGCCAACTTAACCCCCACCTTTGCCACGATCTTTATAGCCATTTTCGCCAATATCTTCGCTCCGAATTTCCCGACTAACTTCAATACCATCTTCCCGCCTCTCTTTAATAAAGCTTTTGCCACGACCGTTGTCAGTTCTTCTTTTATTAATTGTTTTCCCATATCCATCATCATTTTTCGTTGTGCCTTTTTTCTGTCTGCCGCACTCTCCACGGGATCACAACATCCCGCATCATTTACTTCCCATCCCGGAAGACATTTGCCATTTACTGCTTTCTTGTACATACATTTCTTTTTGTCTTTGGTTTGTTTTTTCGCATTTTCTAATTGGGTGCGTAATTTAGCCGCTTTTGCTTTAGCTTTTGCCTTTTCTTCGCCTTCAGCTCTTCTTGCTTCTTCTTCGGCTTTCTTTGCTTCGGCCGCGATTCTAGCTTCTTCTGCTTCCATCGCTTTTAATTCCGCGGCTGCCTTCTTTTCTTCTGCTTCTATTTCCAATCGTAACTTCTTTTCTTCTTCGGTTTCTTCTTCTTCGTCGTCTATCTCCTCCTCCTCTTTAGAAGCTGTTTCGGCTTTGATGGCTTTTATTACTTCGTCTGGATCGAGTCCCACTTTTTTACTTTCTTCTTTGAGTTCATTTTGAGATTTATCCATCCGCTGCTTGAGTTCAGAGATAACTCCTTCTGGGGTCGAAGGGTCCGGGGCACCCAACGTTTTCTTGTATACCAAAAAGGCCACGAGAAATAAAAATAGTATCAATACCAATGGTACTATCATTTAATTAAAGACAACAATTTATTTTATTTCAATGTGGTGCTGGCACTGTGTCCATCCAATCGAAGGTGAGTCATTACAACTGCCATACAATTATGACTCAAAGCGGTCTAAGTTCAAATTGACTGGGCACTTTTGTTCATGGAACTGCATGAAATCATACGCGATAGATAAGTATGGCGATACGAGGGGTAGTAGAATATGTAGTAATATAGTGGTAATGAGAAAGAAGTTATTCAATGAGATAGGACCAGTGAAATGTGCACCTTACAGACACAGACTAAACGTATTCGGTGGAGACATGACGATAGAACAATTTAGGGAAAATTCCATAAAAAATCCTGAGACGAGAAATGAAATAGACGCCGAACCCATGCCCGAATTACAGATACCAATCATAAAGAACGCACAGAAGATGGCTGAAATTAGGAATTCGAAAAGTGGCAATACGGATGAACTGAGACTCAAGAGGAGTAAACCTATGAAACGGGACCAAAATAATTTAGAATCGGCATTAGGATTGATAATTAAAAAATGATAATTTGTTGTATTATTTAAATCATTCGTATTAAGGATACCCTTTACTCTTAATATGTATGATGCTGTTTATAGTAATAAACGTTTATGCTATTCGTTCTTCCATTGGAAGCTCGCCCGGCGTTCCAAATTGGAAATTGATCGATTTGGATTGTTCTATTTCTTTATAGTCTCTCTTATCACCAAGATCGATTATACCACCCTCATTAACGAGGGGGTCTAGGAAAAGGTATCTATTGGTTTTTCCGATACGGAGAGAATAATATCCCTTGTGTCCGGTGATACTATTGACAATTCTGAATAGATGTTCCGTGGGATAATTTCCTTCAACTTTTATAAAATCCCCAGTTTCCTTGTCTATGGGCCTAGTGAACATATATCTCTCTTTCATTATCTCAAGTCTGAACGTTTCGTTTAGTTCATCATCGTCAGTTTTAGCGGATATACTTCCATAGAGCGAAACGAACCCATCCTTTTCTTTCTTTATCTTATACGGACGACCCTGTCCTGCTAGGTACGTATACATGATGACTTCACCATCCTCGTCGGCGAGTTTCAATATTTCGTCGACATTCGCATCCTGGACTGTGTATCTTTCAAATGGATGACGGACTGTCAGGTAGTAAGTCACGAGTAAAACCAAAAAGGCGACGAGACTAATGATTCTTTCCTGTGCTTTCATTTTATATAAGGGTATATTTTAAAACATGGTATTTTTGTTCAACAACGTGATGACGGCACGTTCGCTATATGAGTAAAATGTAAGTGAGATGCCCAATTCTCTTAAAGATTTACGCATCGGTTTAATGATTTCTTTCCATTGTTCTATGGTAGATACATACCTTCTCGTACCACCACTATTCATTATTTTATTAGTTAAATTTCTATTATTCATTGTATTTTTAAAGACCTGAGCCACTTTATTCAAGTTTGGTAAAGTCTTCATAGGTAGGCTCACACTTTCCATAATATCTATGACATAGTATCCATTCTGGTCTGCGATGATATTTGCCTGCATGTGGGGATATCTACCCACATATGTATTTATATCGTTCATGGTAGGAAGACTAAACGTTTTGGGGGTTTCCTTACCTGCGGGATGTGTATGGTACGATATATACGAATTTAGGACGTTCTGTGGTATCGGACCCGTCTCTACTAACGATATTCCAACCACACGAGTCGGGGAACTGAAACGTACCCCATGAATGGTCCCATTGATATCAATTTTACCGGAAATTTCTCTTTTACGGTTGAACGAATCTTTGTATATGTTTTTTAAAGACGTAATAGTGGATTTTGGGAGTCTTATGTTAATTCTATCCTTACTCGCCGATGTAACAACACTCCCCATCCTGGTAAGATTCGTTCTTTTGTTCGTAGATTTAGATAATCCCGAACTAGCTGGTCTGGATCTCTTTGTGCGCACGGGAGTCCAATCCATGTTTTCTGGTGTTCGTGACATTCTTACTAATAGTGGAGTGAAAAAATTCACAGAACTTGATCAGGCTTGGAAGAATATCATTTTTCCACTTTTCCGTGTTCTTTTGGATTAGATAACCCTTCCTATATACATCGTGTTGTTCAACTAAACGACAAAATGATATATTTGGTACCATCTGAAGGTAGGTTTGACATTGAATTTCCTCATAGTCTCGTACCACGTTAAATAGGCCGTCCATTCTGTTTTTTATTTCCACGATGGTTTTTGAGCCGTTTTCATGTACTTGGAGTCTATCTATCCTACCGACGACCTGATATTTGGTACCCATGATCTCGCATACGTCGAGACTGTAAAATGTATCGTCCCGGATTAAATACGCACTGTCTTCGTCGGCCGTTCTCTGTTCGTTTTGTGTCCCGAAGTTCGTATATAACGTTTTTTTGATATAGTCCTTTGCGGCCACTGTGTCCGGACCACTCAATCCAGATCTTTCAAGATCATAATATGCGCCCCTTAACTTTTTTTGAACTTCGGCTGTCGTATTGGCTTTGAATCCATTTGCGTCGTTTAATATTTTCTCAGTGCTTCCCATTGATGTAAGTACCCCCACCGCAACCTGTTCTTTGGTTTGCTTTTTACAAGTTTCGGGAGAATACTTGTTCCAAAGTTCGTTAATGATTTCATCAGGTTTTCTAAATGGATGATGACCTGTTGCCCCTGCGACATCACTTACTTTTATTATAACCTTATTTATACCGATAGATTTAAGTTCCTTCGTATGATTTTTCAAAAAGGGATAACATTCACCACACGCTCTCGCATCCGCTAAAGAGTTGTGCGCATCCGTAAATTCCTTATTGAAAATTTCCATGTACAAATTGATGAGTTTGATGGGCTTCAAAAACCTGTCTTTGTACATTTTGAGGGTACATTGGAAATCTAACCGTGCGAAACGAGACACATCCAGGTCATGGCGATACATTTCCGATAACACAACATTTTCATCGAATTTGGTGTTATGGGCAACCATTGTATTTGTCTGATCACCTATGAAATCAAAGAAATCATCCAACACTTCCGGGAGAGGCCGACCATGTTCGAGGGCATGTTCTTGTGTGATTCCATGTACCCTAAAAGCTCCTCCATCTTCGCCACCAACCAGGTACCCGTTTGGTTTCACCACGGCATAAAACGAACCAAGTTCCCGTCCCTTCGAACTGAACTTTACCGCGGCGATGGAAGCCATTCTACACGTGTCAAATTTATGAAGATTTTCGCGCGTAACGCTGCCGTTTCTAATTTTGGGTAATCCGGAGGTTTCCGTATCCCAAGCGACATATTGCATTGATTGCATCTTTAATAGTCAGTGATCACTGTCTTTATTATCTATTATGGTGATCGTGAAGGATTCTATCGTGTATTCCACCGACGACAGTTTCCGGTAACAAGAAATGTAATATGTTTTGAACTGTTTCTAATAAAGAATTCATGTTTAGTTTTCCGAGGACTTGTGGTCACTTAGGGGATTATTTACTGGTAGCATTGTTATTGTTATTACCCCTGTAGTTCATAGAGTTCGACGAGTTCGTTGATTTTCTAGACCTAATATTTTGAATTTTCGTCGATTCATTTTTATTATATTTAACGTTTAACTTATCTCTTAAATTCATAAATGCTAATTTAATGGCCGAATCGGTACCTTTCCCCTTGATATAAATCATTTTCGGTGTTTGACGAAATACGTTATGAGATAAGTATGCATAAATGACACAAAACATACCATCTCCACTTAGAGGTAGATAAATAGGATCTCCTTTCATCGTCTGCATTCTTATCGCCGTTAAAATCTGATAAAAATCGCCCATAAACTTAGATATTTTCATTCGATCATCTCCACTCACAGCTTGTTTCGTACTTATGTTACCCAGATAAGGGTTTCCATTTATCATATAATGATATAAATATCTACCTTTCGATTTGTTCGTGTCTAGCGTCTTCATTAATTTAGCTTTAACGTTCATAGTTCCTACAGAAACTTCATATGGAATTACATTCCACACTGATGTAACTTTAATATCATTGACGTTTTCGCGGTTAAGTGATATTTTATTTTTGGATAGAGTTTGGATCGGCATATCACTCCCCGGATCCATTATATTTGAAATGGATAAGACCGGTTGTAAGCTTTGGAATCCACCCTCCATCTTTGATTTTAATATACCTATACTTCCCCCTTTGAGATCGTCTTCTTGATCTATAGATACATACATAGGTTTCTTAAATAATTTGTCGTTTATTTGACTGGGTACAATATCTTGCGTATTTCTATCCATTTCCAAAGCTTTTTTAGTGTTTGTATCATATACCGTGATAATACTTAGTATATGTTTTTTCATTACTGATTCGTAACCCTTCGACAAACCCTTTCCGCCTTTTATTATATCAATCACCTCATTTTTGTTATTACCTTTTTTATTAAATCCTGCCGCCCCCGTACCAATGGTGTCCACTACCTTTTTGATGAAAGCCGTATATCTAAATGTTCGGTTTTCCTTTCCGAATAGTAAGTTTATAATATTAGAATTATTAAATTTGGACAGTGATTTATTTTCTTCATTTACGGCGAGTAAACCATCGTGCATCATATCACACCATATTAAAAATATTATATCCATTTTATGATTCTCACTTAGAGATTTTTTGTTTAAGGTACTACTTTTTGGGCTCATTTGGATACCCCTTCCTCCATTGCCTCTCCCGGTTTTAAGTGCCGCTAATTGTTTCTTTATTCGTATTTTAAATTTACTCTCCGGAATTTTAGCCAATTGTAAGACTCGTTCTTTACTCAATACACTTTGATATATATAAGTAAGCATATTTCGATCATCTTCTGGTTCATTTTTATTTTCATCGATTAATGACTTGATGTCATCCATTATGTGTTCTCGTTTCGACGCCGCCCGTTTCGCGTTTTTAATGCGATCGAACAGAGACCTAGTATTTGTATTTTTGTTGGTATTAGTGACACGGACAGTCTGAGGTTGTTGTCTTTTAGGCTTCTTTGCTGGTATGGGTGTCGGTTCGTATCTATTGGGTTTTCTTCGTTTTCGTGGAGTTAGCACTCTATTATTCGTCGCTACCGGTGTGGGTTTTTTTATTGTTTTTAGGGTATTTTGAGCCTTTTGGATCGTTTTTCGAATATTAAGTAACGACTTCTTGTTATTTTCAATTTGCTTTTTGCTGTTTTTAATTATACGAGTGGCATTGTTTTTGTTGTTCGCTGTCGCCGGACGGCCATTCCTATTGGGAATTATTTTTCTCTTCTTTGTCGCCGGACGGACATTTGGACTGGGTCGGGGTCCAGTGGTGTTTGGTGCGCGTTTAGTCGCCGGCCGGACATTCCTGACAGAGGTTACTTGTTGCTTTATGCGTTTTACCCGGTTCTTCAAATTTTCCACGCGTGGTGTGTATGGTCCCAGGTTGCGTTTAGTCGCTGTTAATGGGCGCAGCTTTGAAGTTATGTTTTGATTATTGTTACTATTTGCCGCTGATGATGCGTTTGAATTATTTTGGAAATTTAAGGTGGTTACAGAATCAACGGGGAGGTTTTTTGGTCTAAGATTTTTATTTCTTACGGCACTCATGACCTTCTTATATTTCCCTGATATTTTATATTGTACCCGAAAAATACCATTTTCAATCCTTTAAATCGAGAAGTGCCTTCGATCGCCACGCGATCACTGTATTCACACTCACACCCAAATCCTTAGAAATATCCTTCAGTGTGAGATGCTTACCGTAATAGTTTTCGAGAATGTATCGACTGACATCATCTAGATCGTCCAAAAGAATGTCGGGCTCTTTGTCGTAATATTCGGGAACATTGTAATAATTAAGTTCCTCGTACACCGGCGTTCGTTCTAGAGAATTGCGACATTTCCAGTAAATCCACGGATATGCGTATGTAGTGAATTTGAAACCCCTTTCCGGTTCAAACTTTTGAGCCGCCCGGACGAGCGCATGTAATCCTACGCTATTTAAATCCTTCTTCGTACGGATACCGCGTTTTCGTGGGTGAGCTTTATAATATACGTCATTTGAAACTTTATAAGCAAGTCTGATATGATTGGCTATCAATTCCTTCTTATAAAGGTTCATCTCCTTATTTTTACATTCTATACTTTATATTTCGTTATGCGAGATCTATGCTCTTATTGGGTTGCATTTCTACATTCATGAGGTCATACACCCATTCACCTTCAACGATTTCGTCTTCCATTAATTTATCCTTAAGTCTTTCCAATTTGAGTCTATTATCTCTCAAACTGGATAACACGGATTCATAACAGTCCTTGACGATCCCTTCTATTTCCAAGTCAATTTGTCTGGCCGCACTCGGGGACATGTTATTGTAGTCGTAACGATGGGTACCGAGACCGTACGTCGTGACCATTTCACGGACTATACGATATACCTGTGAGAAGTCACTGGATGCTCCGGTTGTTACGTTATCTTGTCCGTAAATAACCTCTTCGGCACCTCTTCCTCCCAACAAGACCTTAATTTGAGAAATGAGATATTTCCTCGAATAGAGTGCGACGTCCGCGTTTTCTTCGAGAGGTTGGAAAAATGTAATTCCACCGGCATCTCCTCTCGGGATGATGCTGACCTTTCTCACTTGGTCGTATTCAGGAACCAATACACCGATTATGGCGTGACCGGCTTCGTGATAGGCAACGAGTTCCTTTTTAGCGACAGAAAACTTAGAATCACCCTTGGATCCCACGATGATTCTTTGATAAACATCTTCGATTACTTCATTCGTGATGATACCTTCACTCTCTTCGACGGCTTTGATGGCACATTCATTCATTAGATTTGCTAAATCCGCACCACTGAATCCCGTTGTTTGTTTAGCGACTTCATGTAATTCAACGGTTTCATTGAGAGTTTTATCTCTGGTATGCACACCAAGAATCTTTTCCCGACCTTTCAAGCTCGGGAGACTCACTTGTATTTTCCGATCGAAACGTCCCGGACGCAAGAGGGCTTCATCTAGAACGTCAATTCTATTGGTTGCGCCGATAACAACAATTTGAGAGTCGTTAGAGAAACCGTCCATTTCCGTGAGTAATTGATTGATGGTTTGTTCTCGTTCATCGTTTGATGCGAAACCTCCGCTACTTCTGGATTTACCGATAGCGTCGATTTCGTCGATGAAAACGATACACGGTTGTAATTTTCGTGCGGTGGCGAATAATTCACGCACCCTCTTTGCGCCGACACCGACAAACATTTCCACAAAACTGGACGCCGAACACTGAATAAACGGAACACTGGATTCGCCGGCGATTGCTCTCGCCAATAAGGTTTTACCAGTACCCGGTTTTCCGGTTAAAAGGGCGCCCCGGGGAATACGGGCTCCGGATCCGATATACTTTTCGGGTTCCCGGAGAAACGATACGAGTTCCTCTAATTCGCGTTTAGCGTTATCGATACCTTCGACGTCATCGAAACGGGTTTCGACTTGGGAATCGGTGTCAAATTTCATTGTATTTTCAAACGGATTTGGCATACCTCCCGCTCCACCACCCCCGGATAATAAACCTCTTATGACGGCAAATATCAAGAGTAGGATAAAAAACATAGTGAGCGAATCCGACGCAGTCGCTTCCGTTTTTGTATCGACGGCGATGTTTGATTCGCTATTCATCAATATTTTCCACAATTCTTGATTCGGGGCTATTCGCGTATCCCCATAATTTCCTTCACTATCGAAGAACTTTGCCGTGCCTGCGTTCGGATTTATAACAACTTCGGGTATTTCTCCATTTTTAACACCACTGATGAATTCACTGTAGGTTCGCGGAGAATACTGCTTTTTGGTATCCTGTTGTTTTCCAATTTTTACATCCGGGGCACTGACTGGTAATCCCGCTATCGTTATCGGTGCGTACATAGTATATTATATTACACATAGATCTTTTAAACTACTTTATATCGTGCGAACGGCATTTTTTCTATTTTGTAATATTCCCTATATGCCTCTACTACTGATACATTATGGTAACATTCGGGCATACACTCCGGTATTCCCTCTTTTGAATAAAACGCCTTTTCACTTTTTCTTGGTTTAAAATACGAGGGATGGTGTTCGTATAACCACATTAGATGTTTTGCGCACGTATGAACTTTATTGTATCGTCTCGTGTATTCAAGAGACAAAGCGATACCAATTTTACACGCATACATGTAATTATCGATCGATGATGTGATCCACATCGTCATTGGGTGATTTACATGACACATTTTGTATCCTCGTCTCGTTCCGTTTTTGGTATATGGTGCGTGTTCTTCGACGTATTTTGAATCATTTGACAAATGCCACGCGGTGTATAGCATTTGACAAATTTCTAGTTGGATTTTTACGACATGTTGGTCACAGGAGAGACGGGCAATTTCCGATGGATCGAGCGACAGGAAAAAGATATTCATGACTGAATTTAGACAGGATTGCGGGAGACTTAGGAAATAAAAAGAACGTCTTATTATATATGCTTCTTGCTATAACAGTTTGCTTGTTAGGTGTCATGATAGGCGCCGTTGTGTATATAATGTGTAACGGGGTGGGAGGGAAGAATTAATTATCACAGATCCCGTGTTCTTTTACATATTTCATACATTTCCATTTTAAATCGTACTCGGGATCATTTACCGGTAACAGAGCTTGGAATCCCAAGTCTATCACCATAACTAGGAAATACATGGAGACATACAGACCCAAATACTCACAAAACGATTTCATCATGTTTTTGTATGATGAAATCGATGATTTCGTAACACTTAGGCGCGCATTTTATAAAATGTAATACTTTTTAGACACCGACGGCGTGTGACCTATGGTATTCGCAGTAGCATCTACGGCCATTTTCTCATCGCCGTTATATTTCTTCAAATGCTTATCGAAGAGTTGCATACTCCCGGCAGTTCGTATATCTTTGATTTGTAGCGTATCATTCTTCATGATCTTTCGTAGTAAATCCCGAACCTTCGTGTGCGTTGAATTCCCTGATAATAGGGGTTTGTTTTGCTTGGATATGGCCGAGTGTAATATCTTATCTTTCACTTCATACACGCGTCGTTGTCCGCTTTTAGCTGGAAAATCAAAGGTCATCGTTTCACCATCACGACTCAGTTTAACGTGCTTACGTTGAAGAGACATTGCCCCTAACGCGTCTTCGTTATTTCTCGAACCGGAACGAAGATATGCCGTCACTATCATTCTGAGTGTGAGTGCGTCGTCCCACGTCGGAAGACGTCTATCGGCTAATATCCTCGACGTGACACTCTTTATCTTTGCGAAATCTACGGTCGATGCCCTCGCCTTTCGTATTTTTCTTTGTTGATCTAAAAACTTGTCGTGGTAATAATAATGCTTTTTCCCCGTAGCGTCTATGGCAGTAGCTTGGAGTTTTGCGTTTGCTGGATACACCATGACATTTGTATAGACTGGTGGTATGGCTAATTTCCGACACCTTTCCTGTTCTGGTTGAGATACAGGTTTAGTACCTTTATAAAATACACCACGCCTTCGTGTAATCATATAATTTTAGCGGTTATTAAAATTTTTACATGTGCGATACATATCTAAAATCCTATTAAAGAATTTAAAATATTATCATTAAGAAGGTATGGGTATAATATATATGCTAACATCACCTGATAACAAAAGTTATATAGGACAAACCATACAAGAACTTAACACAAGAATGAATGGACATAAATATGGAAACTCATACTGTAGAGTACTAAAAGATGCTATAAGTAAATTTGGATTTGATAGTTTTAAAAAAGAAATAATCTGGGAAGGTGATAATTCAAGTTTATGTGATATGGAAAAGTATTACATCTCTACATATAACACATTACACCCAAATGGTTATAACCTATCCTCGGGAGGTGGAAGAGGAGAACACAGGAGTAAAGATACAGTAAAGTTGATGATAAATAACCAAAGAGAACTAACTAAACGGAAAAATGGCGGACTTCTTGGATATATAATAGAGAATAAATCAAAAAAGGACGGACATACAACTTCTTGGAGTTTTGGTACATATAAACTTAAATGGGGTGGATTTAAGACGAGGGAAGACGCATTAGATTTTCAAAAGAAATATACGGAAAATCCGGATATTATTACGAAGACATATGTACAAAAGAGAACAAAAAATGGAAATGGGTGTGTTTATTACAGACAAGATAGGAAAAAATGGTGTTTGTCTAAAAATAACAAATACATAGGTTCATATGAAACAAAGGAAGAAGCTGAATATGTTAGAAACGAATTATTATAAACTCTTTTTACATATGGGATACATATCTAAAAAGGGTTATTCCCGCCGGGTATTGATCCCGGTATTTAGTCTGGACTCCAATTTTATGAAATAAATCATAATTTGACATACTTTTAAGGTATAAGGACTATGTGATAACCATTTCACTACGGGAACTTGGCCGTATCTGATACGGGGCTTGAACCCGTGGCCACACGCTTAAAAGGCGTGCGCTCTACCAACTGAGCTAACCAGACGTTATAGCTTTGATTGTATTTTTGTCGCAATGATAGACCATGTGTCTTCACCTACATCGACGTGTGCGACTATACTTTTTGGTTGTATTTCTGGGTCTATGTGTATTTCTATATCCTCTCCTTTATGTTTCTTTTCGTGTGTATCATCCTTACACACATGAAACATAGAAACCTTATTTCCCGTTTTCCGTGTTCGGTGCATGATATATTATACGGTTTTGTTTTTAATATAATCGGGGTAATACGCCATGGGTGAATACGCACCCTGTGCAAATATGAGCGCGGTTGTACCACCGACGACCACGAGTGTCATGATCCATCCCGCCACGGTTTTAGCGAGAATTTTCTTATTTACTCCACCCGTTCCTTCCAACAATGCCACGCCCGTGGTGGCACCAACTTGACAGTGTGTAGTCGATAAAGGCCATCCAAGGCGACTACCCAAAATAACGATACTTGCGCTTCCCAATTCAATGCACACGCCTCTACTCGGGGTAATTTTACTTAATTTTGTACCGAGTGCGTGGAGGATTTTATAACCATACGTGGCAAGACCGAGTACAATTCCAAATGCTCCCATAGATAAGATCCAATAGGCATCATTTCCGAGATCATTCTTTTTTGAGGAGACTTCACCCGATTTATAGATTGCCCATATCGCACCGAATGGCGCGATTGAATTTGCTACGTCATTAGCCCCGTGGGCAAATGCGTCACAACATGCGGTTAATACTTGCATGTATCTCATGGATATTTCCGTTTTTTCGTCGAATAATTCTGCGTTATTGTGAATATGCTGAACATCTTCGTCTTGATTTACAATATCCGCACTTTGGACGTTTAATGAATATTTGAGATAATGTACGATTCGTTTGTACCAACTCATTTTTGAGTATTCAATGACGGGTTCCTCCATTTCTGTAATTTCACTGGTGTCTCCAAGTTCATGAATTTTTAGACTGTTGTTATATATTTCTTCCGATTTACGCATTATATAAGGCGTGGCAAAGTAGGATAATATTCCAACTCCACCACCAGAACCAAATGCGATAGCGAGTGCTTTCCATAAAACTATATCATCAAGTTTTAAGAATTTTGCGCCCTTGTAAATGATAAAAAATACATTAATACACACCGCCATTCCGAATATAACGGGGAATGCCCACCTGACTCGTTTGAATGAATCATCACGACGGAGGACTGCCATGCGCATTACATAGAACATAAGCGAGGCAAATACAGCGGAGAATACGGGCGATAATACCCACGAGATGACAATAGCAGAAACGCCACCGACGAATGGAAAGTCATCCGAGGGCGCACTCCATTTTACACAACTGGCACCTCGTGCGGCCATTGTCATGCCTATCATTCCTCCGACACAACTGTGAGTTGTACTCACAGGCATTTCGAGACTGGATGCCAGTACTAACCAGACAGATACGGCAAAGAGAACGCACTGACAACCATACATGAGTACGGCTGGGTCATCTTGGAAACATGCGTAATCGGCAATTCCCTTTCTCACGGTATCGGTGACATGACTTCCCATCAAAAGGGCACCCGAAAATTCAAAAATTGCGGCGAGTCCGATTGCTTGTTTAATGCTCAAGGACTTCGATCCGACCGAGGTTGCGAAAGCATTGGCGACATCATTCGCGCCAATACCATACGAGGCAGTTAAAGCCAAAACAGCACCGAGTCCTACTATCCATTCATAATTACTTAGATCCATTACATATATTATATATATTCAAATTCTATTCTATAAGTTTATTCACCATCGGAGTAGTATTCTTCCTCCTGGTTTTCAGTGTCATCGATATCATCTTCATCGACTTCCATGTCCATTCCTTCGTCCTCATTTACGTCATCATCCTTTGGTAAATTTTCTTCCAAATTATCTGTTTCTTCCATAAGGATGTCGTCTTCATTTTTGGTTTCTTTTTCTTTTTCCTTTTTCTCTTTTTTCTTTTTTGTTTTTGCGGCACCCAATCCCTCAAATATCGCTTCCATTTTGCTGGCAACTTTCTTACCGTGCTCAATTCTTTTTTCGTGCTTGGTGACCATGTTGCTAATGAATTTTTCCGACATACCTATATTTTTACACACTTGTACCCAAGTTTTAATGGGTTGTGGTTTTTGAGTTGAGTTGAGCTTTTGGACAGTTTCCATGAGGGATGTATCTAATTTTATACGTACTATACCACTTTTCAAATATTTTGGGACAACCCGTATGATGTTGGGATCACCCTGGATAATTTCCGGTGTCTCAAATTTTTTTATTGTAACGGTACTGTCCGGGATGTTCGGATATACCGGATCCAAACCAGCTGCCACGTGTGACTTGTTAAGTAAATTCAAATATACATCCTTCATGTAAATTGGTTGCGACCAAGGCTTGGTCGTGACGTATGGTACTTTTGATGCATTTATGATATCATATAGCAAAGTCCCGGGCTTTATATCTCGCTTCCCCGTGTGAGGAAGGGGGTCTTGGCGAGCTCGGATAATGGGACGTTTATACATTATTTCCGACATTCGATCTGAGATTTTTGTCGTCTACACCTGACTTAGGAATAAAATTATCGAGTTCGCACGTGATGATATGTTGAGCCTGTTTCGTCACTAAACTTTCATACGGACCCCACAATTCGATAATTTTTCTAGATTTATCGTACCACATATAATTCATATTAGTAAGACGCGTTAGCCAATAGAATCTTTTTCCGGATTTTCCAATGAAACTGAACAGCGTATCTTCGTCGTAATTGGATACATCCATTTCTGTGTAATGAGACACGGGAGGTTTATACGGAGCCATTTTTCTTATTAATAACGTCTAGTTTTATTCTTTTATCTAACATGACTTCTTTCAATCTAACATGCTTTTGATTATAAAGTCTCTTTTTGTTCTTTTTGTCGTTCTTGGTCACGCGTTTTTTGGGTTCTTGACGATCCATCTTGAATATTCGATGGATTTATCCTTCTTAGGTGATTAATATTCACCTTTAAATTTTTCTTAAGAGCCATGAGAGCCGATTTTTTCATCATATTATAAAGGTCTTTGTCGGTTTTAGGTGCCATTACGGCACATTTTCCCATTTGACGTTTATAGTATGGTTTCAAATTTACCAATTTTCTTGTGGCAAACATTATTAATTTTATAATTCTAATTTTTAAGTTATATGGCTACAATCCCGACTCAGAATAGGGGAACATGGGGATGGAGCGACTCTGTTAGGAGAAGCGATATGACACCAACCATCGCAAGTCGGCCATTTAGCAACTCTGTGTCAGGCTTCCAAAAGCCCTGGACATATCCTTCATCTTTAGGATTCGCCGCTGTTCCGAGGAACGCCAAACTGGCAACAGCGACAGAAAGACCAACATTGTCATGGAACTGGGTACTGATGGAGTTTCCAGTCATAACCTCATCAATCACAGCGGAGGTGAAACCAATCATAGCAGCACGACCATTTATGCGCTCGGCCATAGAAAGAAAGTCATTGGGGCGCTCAACAGGTTTAAGTGGGGGAGCCCTAACAGAAGAAGTGGTTTTCTTCACAGTCTTGGTCTTCTTCGCAGACCTATTGGGTGCGAGGGCGGGCTTTGTGGATGCGTGGATAAGAAGGCTCATTTATGCATAAGATATGATTCGAATCTTTAATATTCTTTAATTTAATGTGTCTTCGTGTATAATGAAATAGACACGAATGATACTATAAGGACAGCTGCGACGAATCCAAGCCAAAATGTCCCGCTGGTAAATATACATTTTTCTTCATGAACCGTACTCTCATTCCAATCGACGGCCATTCATACAATAATGTTATGTTTTTATCGTACAGCTCCTGTCTGCGAAAATAATATAATACACCATGATCAATGCGAGGGACAATAATAAGGGCTTCGTTCTTTTTGGTAACGCCGTCAATAATAAAACATTAACGAACAAAATATGTAAATAAAAGAATTGCGCATACTCTGGTACGGCTCTCGACCATCGTTTTATGTTCATGTTACCCGGAAAAGACACAAAGACCGCATTTGTTGATGTTTCTCTTTCGCGTGGGCCAAAGTTTTTGAATATTAAATCATTTTCATCCACTTTAATAAAATCATATTTACCGCACAATCTGTTCAGGTTTATCTGGTCGTCCTTACATCCCATGCTAATCGCATCTTTCATCATGAGTTTTAATTCCTTTGCGTAACCCATAAACATACCGGCATTTCCTACATGGGTGGATGTACAGGTACCAAATATATGATTCGTGATATGTTTTCCTAGTACCTGGGGATCTCTAGAAAGTAATACTTTACATTCGCACTGTTTAAACATCTTCGCGACATTTTCTATGCTTTTATTTATCTTTGTATCGAAACCATCGACAAATACGATTATATCCTTGTCGCGTTTGTTTTGTAAGTACTTCAATAATCCCTTCGATTTATCCGTATAACCATGCCATTTTGTACCCCATCCCAATACCTTCACCTTGACACCAAAGTCATTGTTTATAAGGTCTTCAAACATGCCAAATGATTTATTGGCATACGTAACAACTTCAACCATTGTTCTATATTTATACATTACATTTTAATGCGGCAAAGATTAACCACGCAATCACAACGTCTGCGGTGTAATGATCTCTCGTCGCCACAGACATGACCGACGTTATCATGGGCCATATGGGCCACAGTGGTTTTCCCACGAAATATGACGTCACTATATTGAATGCGGTATGTCCTGAAAACATGTGGTCATTACAAAACCCAAATGGAGCTCGAATTTTACACTCCTTTGGACTGGGATATGTAGTTACATATACTGCCACACACCTAAATAAATACATCATTCCCAACATGAGGACCATTGTTGTTCGCTTATCTAAACTCCATCGACTCCACGACATACCAACAAAAAGGAGCGGAACCGTGAGCATTATATCATTTATGTATTCGTATTTTGAGAGATCTGGTAATACATTGAACCCAACATCATATATTTTGTCACCCCTCGGTCCTTCAGCTCTCTTGGCTGATACGAAATATCCCATGGCCAAATTAAATATTAATGATAACAACGCAAAAACATATACGAACATTCTTATCATAACGTGACAATTTTTTTGGGGATGGATCTACCAAGTTTCGATCTCGGTACCTCGCGCATGCAAAGCGCGCACTCTACCAATTGAGCTATAGACCCTCTTTTGTGATAATCATTCACTGTCTAATGAGGTAATACTTTCACTTTCGCTAATTAGATCTTCATCGTCTAATTCATAGTCGGAATCATCAGCCGACTCATATCTACCGTCTAATGTTTTTTTATACAATCCGGTAGTCTCTAAATCATCTGTATCATAGAAGCCACATATCGTATCCTTTGGGATATGTTCTACGTTTATATTGAAATCATACGTATCGACATTTATTTTTCTCAGGAATTGTACTCCCAGGGTATCATTCTGTTCATATAAAACGCGAGCTATGGACACCATACCATCTTCGTGTTGGACATCGACGAGCATATTAATTATTTAATTATTTAAATCTTTAATAATATTAATGGATCATCTTAAAGAAGTAGGTATCAGCTTACTTCGGAATCGTCCTGTTAATGTCGGGAAAGACGCAGTTATGTTTGATATAGACAGTACATTAATTTTTACGAACGGTAACCCAAATAAACCTATAATCGAATTATTAAAGGAGGCTCTCGCGATGAATTATCTCGTAGTTATTATTACTGCCCGACCCAGATGGATGGAGTCGGTGACGAGGTATGAATTAATGAAATATGGGATTCCGTACGATATTTTGAAACTATGCGAATATAACATGAAGGGTGATATGAAAGAATTATTAGGTTACAATTTCGTTTTATCGGTTGGTGATATATGGGAGGATCTTACTAAAACCAAACATTGGATAAATGTTAGTACGTACCAATATTTATAATTATCAACACTTCCACCTCTTTCCGCAATTGAGACATGAAACAAATGTCGTCATGGGTTCATCCGCAGATCTTGTCTGTAATTGATAATACGAGGTCTTTTTTGACTTGCACTTACCACAAGTGAAAAATCCCTCAACGCCTCGTAACGCCTCGTTTTCTAGTCTTTGTTTTTGTAGGTCTTTGTAGATCTTATTCTCTACCGTTTTGGCATATGGTCCCTGTGCCCATAATTCATTTGGTTCAAAATTCATCAACTCTGTCGATTTAATTTTACCGTCTTTTACACTTTCTCTCAGACTTTCGGACTTTTTAAAGTTAAAACATAACGTTAGAAACTTTTGTCTGTATCTACCAACGAAATTTTCGTTATCCCACGCGGGAACATCCATGAGTGCCCTTGTACGTCGGGTCGTCCAATTGAGTATTGATTTCTCGAGATTGATACATGTAGTATTAGTCTCGGGAATATCAAGTATTTCTGATAACCTTCTGACCACAAAGGCCCTGGTTTCCTCCCCCATTTTTCTTATTTATATAAAAAACTACAACTTTAATTGACTTAGGCGAGCGGGCGACCTTCGAATTGTTTAGTGCTCGTTTTACACGCACTGAAATCCTCCGGGGAACATCCATCGAACGGACCGGATTGACGCTTTGCTGGGTTCGTGTTGATCGTGTCTCTCACATACTCACGTCTATACGGTTTGAATTTGGATTTTTGTTTTTGTATGAGGATCACAGCCAAGAATATAGCGGTACCCACGGACAATATGGTCCAGAAATCTTTGGGGCCTAATTTCGCAATCATATAATTTTTACTAATATTTTTTTATTGAATGAAACTAAGGCAAAGATGGTTTCAGCCGTCCTGATAAACGAAGGATTAAATGATATTAAAGAGATAGATCTTGACATTTCTCCAGAACGGAATGAAATTTACAATATTCTGGGCGGAAGGGCGACTTTCGTGGGTCAATGGGAACAATTAGACGTTGTTATAATTAAGAGAGCGAGTGATGATGGGAGTTTAAATTTAAATAAACTTCCGTCACCATTTTATGACGAGACTATATTCGGTCCTATACTATTAGTTCGTATGGACGAAGAAAGTGAGAACCAGGATTTTACATTACCCGAATATACAGATTTTAGTTTATTCCGACGGGATGTCTGATGAGGGAGCGGGCGGAATCCATGCCTTATGATTAAGGACGGCCTCTGCGTATCGCATTCCTAACGTGAAATGGACAAATGCCCATTCATAGAAATTCTCTAACTTGACGGGTTTGCCGTCAATACGAAGAGGATTCTCGTTTATTATTTTTTTAAAGTCTATTCGTTGATCAATATCTTTGAGCTTCATAGCATTTCCGGCATTCTTGAGCCACATAACATGTTGTTCGTTATTTGGTTCAAACGCATATAGGAATCTTTTTGAGCATTCTCCCTCGTCTGGTTTCTGGACTCGATTCCGGTGTGACATTTATATTACTTGGTATCTTTTTCTATAAGTTGATTCTTATCATCACCATTCATTCGTGTGAGTATTTTGTGTCTGAGACTCCTGATTTCATGTTTAAGAACTTTCATCGTCGAGTGCATTCTACATTTATCATCGAGGTACTGTTGTATCCACTGCCTTTTTTCCATTAGAACTGGTCTGGTTTTGATGTGCCATGTAGATAATTCAAATGTCATGTTTTCACATGAATTGAATGCCTCTATCAATGCGTCATAATCCTCAAACTTACCCTTCTCGATTACGGGCCGGATCTCATATAGATCTGAAATAAGCTCATCTTTCTCGTCGCGAAATTCTTTGAGGAGTCTCAATTCCTCTTCGAGCATTCTTATGATTATATAAGATTAATAATATTACACCCATTTCACCTTCATGTTATACTCAAGTGTGTCGCAATACGCTGAAATGTCACCTTCACCGTCCACCTCCTGACCACTAAATGTAAGGTTTTCCTTCCCCTGATCTGGAATGTATCCAAAATTATGAACATACAAAAATGATGCTCCTGTGTTTCTTGCCATTATATCTAGAGCATCTCTATTGTATGTCACAATGTCCAGGTATTTCTTTACATCCTCCGTGGTTCTTTTTATGTGTGGCTGAGGAGAAACAAATTTCACTAACCCCCGTGACATATCCATGTTTGGCCATTCTCCGTATTTAGATCTATATGACGATATATAGTCTATGAATAGTTCTGAAGTTTGGCGTTCTTTAAATGATAAAAACCTACTCTTGCCCTTTGGATCGACAATACACAGATGTCCTCCTGTTAGGTTTAATGTTACGCAGTTAAATTCCATGTTAATATATACTGAGACTTCTTTTTTAACTATGTTTATTCTTGGTTCCCCCCGAAACTAAAATGTACACTCCTTGTTGGTACGTCCTGACGCATTGGAATTGGTCTTGTGTGGGGATTTTGGTCCCTTCTAATCGTATTATCGGCTACATTGGCGATTGGATTCACTTCTGGGTCATCTAGTAACGATTCTAATACACTTCGGGGCTGAAATGGACTTCTTGTAGGTTCCGCGAGGGGTCGATAAACGTGTTCGAATCTGGATACCCTCGCTCGTAATAACTCACGTTTCAATGTAACCAATTCGTGACGCAATACTTCTATAACTTCCAGTGATTCTAGGTAATCATTCGTCAAGTTTAATAAATAAGTATCTTTACTCGTGTCTCCCGAGGCGTATATCTTTTTCAAATTGTTACATACATCAAGATACACCCCCTCTGGTAAGGCATCTCTGTGTTCATCTAGAGTTGACATCACATGCCGGATTGGATCTGTCATCGTATATATTAACTATATATTAATTTATTACTTTAATATAATACATATGAACACCCCATTAACCTCCGGTCAATTTAGATATTCTCTCTCATTACAGTCCCCAAAACCAATCGTAGTTGTTACGGGTCCGGCGGGCACGGGTAAAACTCTATTGGCATGTGATTTTGCCATGAATGAGATATATAAATATAATCAAGCTCGGAGAGTTTTATTAACTAGACCGATTGTGGCAGCGGACGAATCAATTGGATATCTACCAGGGGATGTTGATAATAAGATGGAGCCATGGACCAAGCCCATGTACGATATTTTTGGCAAATATTTAACAAAAAATCAGATGGACAGGCACATCACCATAGAACCACTTGGTTATATGCGGGGTCGAACCTTTAGTAATAGCATAATTATTGCCGATGAAATGCAAAATAGTACATTCACACAGATGAGACTGTTACTAACGAGAATAGGAGAGGATTCCAAATTAATAATTACGGGGGATTTGAATCAATCGGACTTGGGTTCAGATAATGGACTAGAGCAGTTGTTATATAAAGTGGATGGATTGGATCTCGATTACATTACACACGTTAATATGGATACGAGTGATGTCAAGAGACACCCAGCAGTAGAAGAAATTCTTAAGGTTGTGAATATGTGATATATTTTTTTTGATGGCTGATTATATATGTTTGTCGTGTATTTATTAATAATAGCGGCGATATTGATTTTTATAAATCGTAGAACGACCAGACATAAATTTTGGGATAAACAACCGGTATCTAGAACGGGCGTCGGGGAAGGTATAATATCCGACATACCCGATCCTCTTCCGGTGGATGATTCTTTGTCTATAGTAAAATTAAATCCCAAAGATAAATTTGTTCATAGATTTTTGGTTGGATTTCTTACGAAACACTATGTTAAGAATTGTATTTATAATACAAATTATGTATCATGGTATTTGTCAAATTTAAAACCAAATAATATATTGGCTTTAACACGCGATAATCATAGAATAGGTACAATATTTGCTAAACCATATACAATAAATATCAAAGGAGATATATTACCCAGTCATTATGTTGATTTTCTATCCGTACATAAAGATTTTAGGAATAAAAGCTATGCCCCGTTGTTAATTTCGCACACCGCCAAGGAATCGAGTGATGAGAAGTACAAAACTTTTATATTTAAGAAGGAGGACAAACCGTTACCATTTAACTATATAGCTAAGTGTCGTTATTATGTATATGAAATTCCACGTAAGGTGAATAATATGACCAGTAAATATTCACTCACTAGATCTACCTCGGATGATATGGAGTATTTAATAGACTTATATAACCGCGAATCTCCGAAATATAAGTGTCATCCCATATTTGACAGTAATGAATTGCGATATATTTTTACATCTAAAAACGAAGCATACGAATCTTTAATAATTAAGAAGGATGGTGTTCGGAAGGGTGTTATAACTTACGTGATAAATACGGGATCATCCAGTTCTTCGCAGGTAGCAGAAATTGCTTTATTTTTATACGATGGTGTGGATTATACGGGAGTCATGAAGTCCTTGATTAAATATTGTCATAAGAATTCATTTGATTTATTAATGTGTGTTAATAACGCGAAGAATTATAACTTCATTGACATGATGGATTTTGATCGGGGTATGGATGTCTATTTTCATATGTACAATTACCACATGAACGAAACCTTGGTTCCAGAAGATATTTTATTTAATTATATATAATCATACACTTAAAGTGATAGCTATATCATTGTATATATGACGAAGAAAAAGAATTTAATTTTGGCTCTTCCGGGCAGATCGTATTCCGGTACGTTTATGACGAGTATGATAGAAACGGTTGTCAATTTAATGCAACAGGGTTATGGTGTTAAGTTGGTAAATGATTACAGTAGTTTTGTAACTTTTAGTAGAATGAAGACCTTGGGTCTCTCCGTTCTTCGCGGGGCGGATCAAAAACCATTCGACGCAAAGGAAGACTACGATGTATGGGTCACTATAGATAGTGATATCGCATTTAACGCACAACAGGTAATTAAACTTATTGAAGATACGGATAAATACCCCGTAATTTCTGGTTTATACCGTATGATCGATATGGAACACGTAGCCGCTATTAAAAACTGGGATGAGGCGTATTTCAAGAAACACGGAACATTTGAATTTATCAAGGCTAAGGACGTTGCGGGTATGGATGAATACACAGAAGTCGCGTACAATGGAATGGGCTTTTTTGCTTGTACCCGAAAGGTGCTCGAAGACGACAAATTGAAGTATCCGTATTTTACTCGTCCGCTCGTTGAAATGAAGGGCGACAATGGGAAACTCTTAAGAGATTCGTGTAGTGAAGACGTGGCTTTTTGTAGGAATTTACAAGACGCGGGTTATAAGATCATGGTTAATACCAAGCTCGTGGTTGGTCACGAGAAAACTATCACGATTTGATACCTAAGTTGTCACGAATCGATAAAAAAAATACCCAAATGAGCGAAGATAGATATAACGTTATTCATGGTCCGGGTGGATCGGTTCACATCGGCGTGAATGAGGAAATTCCTCCACCCGAAGACCCCGAAGACCCCGTAATTACGAGCGATGAAACCGATGTAGTTAAAATTTCATATCCTACGTGGTTTCGTTGGTGTTTGATCGCGGTGTTGATAGTAAATACTGCTAACGCAGTGATGTTCTATAGATTTATGGATATCATTCACTGGGTTATAAGTATCATAAGTGCTATGGCTGTTCATTACGACAGACCGGTTTCTGTTGTTCCTATTTGTATGCACATGATGTACATGATAATGTTTGTACCAATATTATTTATGGTTGGTATATGGGAGGACGCGGCTTATTATAGCATTGTGTTCAACATTTTAGTTTTAGGTACTCTTTCTGCGAAAAAGGCGAGAGAACCTGTCATGCCTCTCGTGTAGATAACTCCCTTTCGGCCGAATCTAGATCAGTAACCAAACTACTGATGTAGGTCATTGATATATCTATAAGATTCGCATCGTTATGATATTTTTGTAATAATTTTAGATTACTGTCGTACCAGTCCATCACATCTGTCATTTCCCGATCAATGACGGACAATTTATCGAGAATATTCCCGGGTATTCCAGCTTTTCCGGTTAATTTACATACCGGTAACTCTTTAATACGCTCTGTAATTTTTTCTATATTTGACTCAAGTATATCGTACTTTTGTTTTATTTTATCTAATTCGTCCATTACATTAAGACATCATATAAATTTCCGGACGTAGGCGAAGCTATGTCGTATGTTCCATCTTCACCTTTCTTCCATCGGCTACCCTGTTTTTCCATCGATTTAATGTGCCAAAGGGCAAACGACGCGTTTGGTTGTAGTGCGACAGTTCTAAGTGTATCGGGACCCGTTAATTTTGTGTGGAGTTCATCGGACCATGTGATTTCGTCACATTTTCGATAAAGTCTTCCCTGCATGTCCGGCCAATTGATAAATCCTACCTGATTTTCTTGGAAATTCATTTCCTTCAACCATTCCTTTGTTGAACCAGGATGTATATTGATTCTGGGAATATAAACAATGTCCGCCTGAGAATCATTAATTATTCGTTTGATATCGTCAATGAGATGGAATTGTGGCATTTCATCGGCGTCAATGTAGAAGATCCAGTCTCCCTTTGCGACTTCTGTATGATACTTTCCCAAATTACAGAAGTTATCAAACTCTCTTTCGTATACATTTATATCATCCTTGAAATAACCCAATACCATATCGACCTTGTCCGTTTTGTTATCTTTATCGACGACTACATCAATTTCGTCCCCTCCATCCCAATCGATGGATTTTTTGAGGAACGACAAAAGAGAGAATAATTCTCTCGATTCGTTACAAACTTGGATTGAATATGTGATCTTCATATCTTTATCTTACTATGTAATTCTTTAGCTGCCTTTATTCTGAATTCCAGACTAGTGGCTGGCCACTGTATTACAAAATCCCCCTCTTCCCATTGACCATCTGTTCCTAATATATCTTTGTAATGTTGCCTATCTTTCAACAATGGGAGATTTTTATAGTCATAAGAGTTCATAATTCTCTGTGGCAACACTTTAGCAACCCTGGACCATAATGTACCACCCTGGGTGATACCAGATTCTTCGAGGTGGGTTCCTACAAATAAATCCTGAATCAACTGATTTTCATACAGATACCAATTTCTATAAAGGGGCATACCAGAAATAATTGTATTGAGAAAGGCTTTCCCTATTTGTGTATTTCGTATGAGCATATTACCACAATTTATACCATTCGCGTCTGCGGGAATTAATATATGTGTATTTTCTTGTGCGTTTTCTTTTATGATATCTTCCAATTTTCTTTCCATGTTTGTAATCATGACGTCACAATCTGTGTTAAAAAACCAAGTAGCCTCTGGATAACGTGTCATTGCCGCTTTTATGAGGAAAATCTTACCCCACCCCATCGGTATATGGGTATCCGGAATGGGCGGTCTAGGTGCGGCCATCATTGGTTTTCCGGCTATCGATGCGCCACAGTCATTTGCGTAATGTAACTTATACCCATGTTTATCGCAGTAATGTTTTTTATTTTTATGGAGAGTCCACTCCGCGAGTGGTTCATATGATTTATCATGACCAGATATAACTACTATCATTTTGAATACAAATGTCCGTATTCTTTAACTTAAAGATTATACAATTACAATATATAATGAAGAGGACTATCTTGAACTTGTTCAAGAATAAAGTTAATAATATTAGAAGTGTTGGTATTACTTCGTATGATTATCCCACTTCTAGAATAATTAATAAAACGAACGTAGATTTTATTGTTGTCGGTGATACCGTTGGCTCTACCGTGCATGGTCTTAAATGTTTGAACGAGGTAACCATGGACATGATGTTAATGCACTGTCGCGCAGTAAAGCGCGGGTCAGAAAATCAGTTTTTGGTCGGTGATATGCCATTCATGTCTTATCAACCATCGAATGAACTCGCAATTAGCAACGCCGGTGAGTTTATAAAAACAGGCATGGATGCGGTAAAGGTAGAGGGATTTGTACCCGAAAGGATTGAATCTATTGTCAAGTCCGGAGTTCCAGTGATGGGACATCTCGGTCTTACACCACAAGCCAGAACTAAATTGGGTGGGTACAGAGTACAAGCAAAAACGGTCGACGAAGCAACCAAGTTGTTAAAACAAGCGAAGGATTTAGAAGATTGTGGAACTTCTTTACTTTTACTGGAAGCTGTCCCGGAGGAGGTCGCGGAGATTGTATCCAAGGAGCTAAAAATACCCGTGTATGGGATTGGTGCTGGTCCCAGAGTTGATGGCCAGTTGGTTATATCGAATGATATACTGGGTTTATTTTGGGAATTTAAACCTAAATTTATAAAACAGTTTGTAAATGGCGAACAGATATATACACAAGCAATTAAGGAATATGAAGAGGAAGTTCATAACGGGAAATTTCCATCCGACGAACACACATATAAGATGTCAGATAAGGAACTTAATAAATTATTAGGTATGCCCGGTAGTTCTTGGAAATACAATTAAAAGGATGGTACATGAAATAGTAAATGAATGTCTGTGATTACATAATAAATGAATTATATGAAAATGGTATAACCACATATTTTGTAGTGACAGGTGGAGCGATAGTTCCTTTTATAAACAGTATTGAAAAGCACCGCGGAGCTCGGTATTATTGTTTTCAACATGAACAGTCTGCGGCTATGGCAGCTGAGGGGTATTATCGTAGTTGTGGCAAAATCGCGGCCGTATGTACAACGAGTGGTCCCGGCGTTCAAAACATTTTAAATGGTGTCTGTGGATGCTGGTACGATTCCATTCCCGCGTTTTTCATTGCTGGTCAAGTGAATAAGAAAGAAGATTTGACCAATTTTACTTCTAAACCAAGACAGACGGGGTTTCAGGAAATGCCGGTTGTTGATATGTTCAAATCGGTGACAAAAAAAGCTATTCACGTAAAAAACGTCGATTCTGTTGTTCCAAGTTTGAAAACTTTATTGGACAGGGTATATGAAGCTAGATATGGTCCAGTACTGATGGATTTACCTGTAAATATTCAGATGTCAGATATGCCCAGAGAAGAAAAGCTTCAGGTTTTGACGGCATTGGACGCGCGACGTCGACGTCGCCATTTGCCTCGTCCGCCGGCACCGACACCGGTACATATTGATTGTTACAATTCTAAGCGACCTTTATTGATTTTTGGTCACGGTGTTAAGTTGGCCAGCTCGGGTGATATTGCTGTTAGATTTGCCGAAAAGTATAACATACCATTCTTGGTTTCTTGGGGAGCATTCGATATTTGTGAAACGGATCATCCACTCCGTATGGGATCTCCCGGGGTTTATGGTGATAGATGGGCTAATTATGCTATACAAAACGCAGATTTACTTATATCCGTGGGTAGTAGATTGGATAGTAGGCAGATTGGCGGAAATACGAAAACGTTTTCAAATTATTCGAAAAAAATTATGGTCGATATTGACGAGAATGAATTAAATAAGATGAGTGAGAAGGGTGTATATATTGACAAATGTATAAATAAATGCGCACGAAGATTTCTCGATGACTCGGTGCTTGAAAATTTAAATCAAGATGGAAATTGGGTATCCACATTAAATGAATGGAAAGACAAATATAGCAAGGAAAGTTCCCGTGAGGGTGATTCTGCGGTATATGATTTTCTCGATACGTTTTTTGATGAAATCCCCGATGATTGTATCGTTATTCCAGATCAAGGGGGAAATCTTGTATGGACAATGCAATCCGCAAAATTGAAGCCGGGACAAAAGTTATTTACAAATTTTGGCAATTCATCCATGGGTTTTGCTCTTCCTGCGGCCATAGGCGCTGCTATTGGGTCTGGGAAGAAGGTATATTGTATTGACGGAGACGGTGGTTTTCAAATGAATATACAAGAGCTTCTTACGGTTAAGAAATACGATCTACCAATTTCAATTGTAATTCTGAACAATAGCGGGTACGGGATTATAAAACAATTCCAAGACAGTTATTTTGATTCTAGATACATCGCGACATCACAGACGGATGTCTTCGGTGACAGAGTTGATTTTGAAGCTATAGCTAAAGCTTATGGTGTGAAAACATTACACGATATTCCCATACCAGAAACACAAAAAATATATCCTAAATTGGAATTTGGAAATTCCCTCGAAAATATGACACCGTACATAGACTTTGAAGAAGATATGATTGTTCCCGTTCCCCCTAAACGGAAGCTTGGTTGGGTTAATAATTAAATACATAAAATTTCATCGTCCAAATTAACATATGAATCGTCTAATATATCCTTATCTATTATTTCATATGTGGCGCCAAAAATCACCGCCCATTTAGATAACAGACGCGCCGCCCTTCCTGAAATATTGATTTCCTTTTCAGTTATTTCACCGTATATACATTTTCTTACTACTTCACATACAGTAGCTACATGTACGTAATCAAAATACTTATCCCGTTTTATGATTACGTGTTTATCTCTTTTACACACAGCACTGAACCTGGTTTCTAATTCATGAGGACCATAACATCCCCATATTCTCAATATATGAGTATTTTTCATTGTTCTTAGTCTATGATCTATAACCCACTTGGCTAATCCATATGGATCGCTGGGTGGGTTTCCACGAAGAGCCGCTCCACTAGAGAAATATATCAATTTTCCACTAAACGCACGAACAACATTTTCAAACATGGTAATATTCTTGAATGTGGTGGCCTCGTCATTTTGGTTTATGGATGCCCCACAGTGGATTACTGCATCAAAATTATTTTGTTTAAAGAAGTTTATAACGGCACACTGATTCATTAAATCTAGATCATTACGCGTTATACCCACCCATTTTTCAGATTTTGCATACGATGTTTCCATTAAATTTTTACCTAAAAATCCACCGGATCCTAGAACACAAACCTTCATTGTATTAAAGAATACGTTAGTCTTTATATTACAATGTCAAAAAAAGTTTGGTATGCGCCGAATAAATTTGAATCATATGGCGAGGAAGAGATTGCGGCTGTTGAGTCTTGTCTTCGGGATGGCTGGCTTGCTGGTTTTGGTGATCGTACTATTTCCTTCGAAAAAAGAGTATCCGAATACTTCGGAAAGAGATCTGGATTGTTCGTTAATTCCGGGTCTAGCGCTATATTAGCCGGTCTCGCGTCACTAGATTTACCTTCTGGTTCGGACGTGGTGACACCGGCGTGTGGGTTTTCTACCACCGTTGCGCCCATCATGCAATTGGGTCTTAATCCGGTATTTTGTGACGTAGAGCTTACCACGTATGTACCTAGTCCCGAACAAGTAAGGGATGCGGTTACACCTAATACTAAATGTATTATTTTACCCAATTTGATTGGTAATAAACCTAATTGGGAAAAAATACGAGAGTTGTGTCCGGGTATCATTTTGTTTGAAGATTCGGCGGATACGATGACTCGCACCGATTGTACCGATATAAGTACGACGAGTTTTTATGCCAGTCACGTCATTACAGCGGGAGGAATTGGCGGTATGGTAATGTTTAACGACGATGAACACCTGAAGAGGGCTATAATGTTCCGAGATTGGGGAAGAATTGGTGATAATATAGAAGAACCGAGTGAGCGTTTTAATCATTCCGTGGATGGAATTCCATACGATTGGAAATTTCTATATGGTGTGGCGGGGTATCACCTTAAAGCGTGTGAGATGAACGCGGCTTTCGGTCTTGTACAGATGGATAAATTGGAGGGGTTTCTCAAACTTCGACGTCAGTTGATCGATAGGTATATCGAAAATCTTAAAGATGTATCATATTACACACTTCCAGATGACTCTATAAAACCCAATTGGCTCGCTATTCCTCTTCAGTGTGCTGATAGACTTGAACTCGTTAATTTTATGGAAAAAAATAACGTCCAGACACGAGTCACATTTGCCGGTAATATTACCCGACACCCCGCATTCCGACAGTATTTGAATGATTACGAGAATGCCGATAAGATCATGAAGGATGGTTTTCTTTTGGGTGCCCATCACGGCATGACTTTGGACGACGTGGATAGGGTGTGTGATCTCCTTAAACATTTTGCCCTTTCCAAGATGGGTAGTACTTTATGGTTACCGGACTGGGCAAAAAATTTACCCGGAATTCCATGAAATCGTAAAGCATATGGGAAGTACTTTCATTAGTGTGTATAATATACTTAAAACATATAATCATATTAAAGTAATGGGATTATACGAGGAATTAGTTCGTCATAGACTTCCGCACTATACTGAAATTCCAGGAGCTATTGGTCCAACCGATTCTAGAAACATACTGGTTACGGGTGGATGTGGATTTATTGCGTCCAATTTTCTTAATATCATGAAATCTAAATATCCATATTTAAACTTTGTAAATATCGACAGTCTTAATTACTGTTCAAATAAAAATAATGTCAGGGAGGGAGTAGCCACTTTTATAAAAGGTAATATATGCGATATAGATTTGGTTCAGCGTATTCTAAAAGAATATAAAATTGATACGGTATTTCATTTTGCCGCACAAAGTCATGTTGATAATTCATTCACCGATCCCCTTCATTTCACTATGCAGAATTCATATGGAACGCACGCATTAATCGAAGCGTGTAGAAGGGTGTGCCCGGGTGTTGAATTTGTTCATTTCAGTACTGACGAGGTATATGGCGAGTCTGTCACTGATACACCATTCAAAGAGGAGACGGGTGTTCTGAAACCCACTAATCCATATTCGGCATCAAAGGCTGCGGCGGAAATGATTCTCAGATCTTATATCGAATCATTTGACATGAATATAAAAATAATTAGGTGTAATAATGTGTATGGACCCAATCAATATCCAGAGAAGTTAATTCCTAAATTCGTTCGTCTCATAGCCGAAGGTAAAAAATGTACAATTCATGGCACTAAAAGTGCTGAAATACGACGAGCATTTATGCATGTAAATGATGTCGTGGACGCGGTTAATATTGTATGGCAGTATGGTTGCATGGGAGAAATATATAACATCGCATCCGATGATGAGATTTCGGTCATGGATGTTACGAAGTTGATTATACGGACTCTATTGAATACTACTGATTATGATAAATGGATTACGTATATAGATGATAGACCATTCAACGATTCGAGATATCATATATCCGCTGATAAACTAAAATCTATTGGATGGAGTCCTAAAAAGACGCGCGAAGATTTGGTTAATTTTCTGAAGGAATTATATAATGAGTATCGTAAAGGAAGACATTAATACTCAAATTACTCCCGAATATAAGGTGGGGAAAGATTTTATATCTTTTGTCGTACTTAGAATTCGTATTCTGGTCGTGCTTTTCTCTTATGTGATTCATAACAGAGGAACATTTACCACGGAGGAAAAGGTTAAGATGCTAAAATTTGTCGCGAAAATATTTCAGGAGGTAACCGTCGAATTATTGCGATTACCATCAGTTATATGGACTAAAATACCCGTAAAACTGCCTTTCGGACAGAGGTACATACCCGGCGCCATTGACCAGACTTAAACTATATATCACCATAAACAAAAATCCAAGCATAGCACCACGTCCGTCTTCTCGGCGTGCTGCTAGTCTTTCAAATTGTTCTTCATCTAATTTTTGATCAGCGATGACCATATAGCGAATAGATACCAACCACGCCAGCACAGCACCAGCCAAAAACGGTGGTTGTTGAATTTGTTCGACCACGTTGAGACCAAGAGCAAACCAATTTAATGTTCCAAATCCTACACCGAACGTGGCAGCTCTTCCAGAGATGGCCTCTACCAATAGTAACGTTCTATCCGTGTTTTCCTCTTTTGATCGTACGATCACGTTACGTCGCCCGGCGTTTGATTTCTTGTATGTGCTAGGTTTTCTTAATGTTACAGGTTGGAGTTTAGGAACTGCTAACATGTTTGTTTTTGTTCCTTATTCTTTATCTTCTTTATCCGCATCTTTGTCTAATCCGGGATTAAGTCCTTTCTGCATTTCAGTTAGTATGTAGATTTGAAGTGCCAAACCGATGCCTGTGTATGCAAACGTGAAATTCATACCCGACCGCCTAAATTGGTATATCATCCATAATACACTCGCGACTATACTCATGATTACATAACTTTTGGTGTGTTTGCTGGTACCAGTTTTCCTTACCTTATCAAATGTTTGGTACATTTGGATACCTCCTATGATTAATGCCGGAACAACAACTGCGGTATCGAAGTCCATAATAATATATCTTATATAAATATATTAATATGGATGCACTTCTGAAGAAATACTCAGGGCGAGTCGACGACAAGGGTTTCGCGAAACTCGTCGAAGAAATCAAGAATGAATACTTAGCCGATGGCATTTCTCCGGGTGAAGTTCCGCTTATCGTCGGTAAGCTCATGACTTTCACGAGTAAGCTGAAGAAGGTGTCCGGGGCTGAAAAGAAGAAGATTGTCAAGGATACGATCTTCTTTTTGATTGAACAAATCGATGGCGTTCCCGACGTGGATTCTCCGATGGAAACCATGCTTAAGAACCTCGTCGACCCCATCATCGATGGCGCGGCTCTTTTATTGAAGGCTAAAAATTGCAGCTGTTTCAAGTAAATCAACCCATTTAAGGTTTTAGATTTATGATATTTCAGTATGAAGTTTCCGTCCTTGGAGACAATGGTTCGGTATGGGATCTATACCGTTAAGGAATTGGAGCGACACGCGCGGGGGTTAATGCCCAGAAGGAAGGTCGTAGTTTTGAACGAGTGCGAGGTGTGTTCGTTTGTATACCCAGGAGACACGTGTAATAACTGTGCCACGTGCTGATTAAAATCTAAAAATTCTCTCTCATATCAACATTTTCTGATATGAAAAAGGATATAGCCCAGCAGGGAAAAATAAAAATATATACTGATATTAATAATGATCAAGCTCAGTCAGCGCCAAATTCTTTACATCGTGTTGGCAATCCTCGCTGTAATTGTTATTGTGGGTTTAAAAACCAAGTGGCGCTTTGGACGAAGTTACCTCGAAGGCGATGCGGAGGAGGTCGTCGAGGGCGATGATGATTCCGAATTTGACGACGAGGAGATGTCGGAAGAGGAGTTAAAGGCACTCGAGGATGAATATGGTTTGGAAGAGGACATGTTCGAGACCGACGACGATGAAACGGACGACGAAACTGATGACGATGAATAAACATTCTTACCAATAAAACGACCCATATTTAAAAATATTATATTATTATAAATAAAATGATAACCGGTATCCTTATCGCTTTACTTATAATATTTGGTTTAGCATATTACTGGTCTTGTACAGGACACACCTGGAAAAAGAAGGAATTTAGTAAGAAGAATTGTGATCTCAAAGGATCTTTCCCGGGTGTCATGCGCATGTTAGGTCAGGGCGACGAAGATGAAGAGGACGACGAAGAGGAAGAGGAAGAGGAAGAGGAAGAGGAAGAGGAAGAGGAAGAGGAAGAAGGTTATTCGATTCAACCCTTCTCGTTATAAATTGTTCGGCGCTCGGTATTAGTAAAAAAATATCAGTATAATTAAATGGTAACTTTGTTTATACTGTTATTATTAATACTCGGGGGAGTTTTTCTGTATTTGAAACAACAGGAAGATGAGTCAGAGACCGAGACCGAGCCGGGGTCTGAGACGGAGTCCGATGCGACCGAAACGAAAGCTAAGGCTAAAAAGAAAGCCGCGGCCGCCGAGGTCGGTGCCGATAAAGCCAGAGCTGCCGAGGCTAAGGCTAAGAAAGACGCTGACAGGGCTGCCGCGCTACTCGCAAAAAATAAAGGAGACGCCAGCCTAAAGGCCGCCCTTCAAAAAGCCAAAGCCAAAGCCAAGGCCAAAGCGAAAGCCAGAGCCGCCGCCGAGGCTAAGGCAGAGAAAGCCAGAGCCGCCGCCGTGGCCAAGGCTAAAAAGAGGAGTGACGATTTAAGAGCCTCCCTTCAAAAAGCCAAAGCCGCCGCCGACGCCAGGGCTAAGAAAGAAGCCGCCGACAGGGCTGCCGCTCTTGCCGCACAAAAGAAGAGAGATGATGAACGACGCA